GGGGTTCGAATCCCCTTAGCTCCACCGAAAATGGGCGAGAAACCGCAGGTGAAACGCTCAGACACGACGGGCATATTTCCCGTCATCACCGCCGTCATCGGCGGGGCGGGTTTACGCTGGTCACGTGGACTCACAGTCATCAAGCCGCGTCATCCATCGTAATCGCAGGTCGACGGGCTGCTGATATGGCGTGGGTCAAAAAGGATCGGAAGCGCAAGGACGGATCGGTCTACCACTCGGTGATGTTCCGTGAGCTCAATCATGGCACCGGCAAGATGCAACAGACCTCCATCTCCTATGGTGACGTCGATGACGCAGAGCACGCCTGCGCACTGATCAACCAGCTCGGACCAGACCGGGCCCGCGAGGTCCTCAAGATCGTGCAGGCGCCGCGCACAGAACAGACCGTGGCCCAGTTCTTGTCGAAGCACATCGACCACCTCACCGGCGTTGAGCCCGGCACCCTGGCCCGCTACCGCGCCTACGTGCGCAACGATCTGGGCACCCTCGCCGATATACCGTTGACCGCGCTGTCACGCGACGACATTGCCCGCTGGGTCAACGCCATGCCCGGGTCGGCCAAGACGATCAAGAACAAGCGCGACTTCGTCTCCGGGGCACTCAAGGCCGCGGTCAAGGACGGGGTGCTGCCCTCCAACCCGGCCGAGGGTGTGAAGAACCCGCGTTGGGATCGCCGCGAGATGGTGTTCCTCGACAAGGCTGAGTTCGCGCTTCTGCTCGAGGTGGTACCCCAGTACTGGCAGCCGCTGGTGCGGTTCCTCGTGTCGTCGGGCTGCCGATGGTCCGAAGCCACCGCACTGCGACCAGCTGACATCGACATCAAGGCTGGAACGGTGCGGATCAGCAAGGCGTGGAAGACCGGGGCCGGCGGGTATGTGCTCGGCGTGCCGAAGACCCGCAAGTCTGTCCGCACGATCAACGTACCCGCGTCGATCCTGAAGCCGTTGGACTTGACAGGCGAGTGGGTGTTCACCAACTCCGGCCGCGGTAAGGGTCAATTCGCGGGCGGTGTCATCGCCGCCGACAACGGACCGGTCCGCATCCACTCGTTCAACCCGAACGTGTGGACACCGGCGGTTGAGCGAGCTATGGAGGCCGGTCTGACGAAGAAGCCTCGCGTGCACGACCTGAGGCATACCTGCGCCTCGTGGCTCATCCAGGCTGGCCGCCCGCTGCCGGCGGTGCAGGCCCAGCTTGGTCACGAGTCCATCCAGACGACATCGGATGTGTACGGGCACCTGGACCGCTCGTCGGGCCAAGACAATGCCGCGGTCATCGCGGGGATGCTGTCCTAGTGCAGCTTGTTGCCGCTGGCGTCGGGGATCGCGCCGGCGATCATCATGATGCCCTCGATGAGCACCCAGATGCCCAGTGGCACGAGGATGACCATCCCGATCCCGCACAGCATGGTGGTGATGAGCCCGATGAGCCCAAGGGTGAGCTGTATGCCGCCGATCGAGGTGTAGCCGAGGTAGAACCGGCCGAGGCCGAAGAACCCGAGGAACAGTTGCAGCAGCCCCGCGACCACGCCGGACTTCACGGGTCGCGCAGCGGACAGCGGTGCGATCTGGTCAGTCCAAGTGTGGCCGTCGAAGTAACGTTGCGTCTGCGCCCCGTGCGGATCTGGGTACCACCCGGCCGACGGTGTCGGCGGAGGCGCGGAAATGGCCTGTGCTGCGGATGGTGTGGGTGAGAACAGGCCGCATGTCGGGCAGCGGAACGAATTGGCTTGGCCGCTGATTTGGAGGCGGCCTTGGCACTTCGGGCAGACGACGGGGATGGTCACGCCGCGTGTCCTGGTCGGCACGCGGGGACCCGGGATGCGGGACGTTGCATTGCGCAATCGTATGGCGACTGTGGGTTGCCTGTGGACGTTTGCCCTAACGGTCGCGTCAGCGAGGCGGGGAGACCGACCGTGCGGCGCCCCACTCTTCGCTGTCATGGTCCCCGGCAACCCTGTTTGCAGGTGTGGGTGCGTGCAGAAAACAGGGTTACCGCCGACGGGTGTTAGCTGGCGATTTTCGGCCTGCATCTGCGGATGGTCAGTGGGAAGAGATTGCCTGGACGCCCCCCCCCCGCTGTTTTGCTGGTATCGCTAACTTGGGGTTCTTCGCCAGTGGCAGACGGGATTAACCAGGCGTTCAAATCACCCTATTGTAATTTGCTGGGTCGTCAAATACTTGTCGGAGCAACCACCTAGGGTGCCTCTCACAGCAGCCTTTCAGCGAGGGGACAAGATGGGAACAGACGACGAACTGGCCGACGTACTCGACGAGATTCATGCCGAGATGGATGCGTTTCCTCCCTCGGAGTGGTCACTGGTCGATGCCCGGCTTGTGCGTGCCACGTTGGCGCAGATTCGACGGTCTCGGAATCCTGTCCTGAATCTCGGATGCGTTGCGACGCCGCGGCTTCGGCGGCGACTCGGTGCGTGACGGCAGCCTGACTACCTCCTCATCGTCGTCGTCGCCGGCCTCCTGGTCTTCGTTGATCGTCTCCGGTGCTGACGGTTCCGTTTCAGCTTCCATGTCATCGGCGTTCTCCTCGTTCAGTTTGGTCAGGTGGTCTGTCAGGTATTGGTGTAGGAACTCGCGGTCGAATAGCTCGTCGTTGCCATACCGGGCCGCGTCGGTTCGGGCGATCAGTCGGTCGATGAAAGCATTGAGGTCCTCCTGTGTCATTCCTGGGCGAAGGTTCTTGAGGTCGTAGTCGGTGGGGAAGTAGGGCTGGGAGAGGTACTCCTGGATCTCCTCGACGCCGCGGTCCGATTCCCGGATGTAGCGGGCGAGACGGACTTTGAGTGCGTCGATATCGTCGGCCAGTGACGATCTGTAGCCGGCGTCCATGAGCGCGGCATCGACGACGGCGAGATAGGGGATGCCGGTCTCATTGGCGATGCCCAGTAGGTGTTCAGCCTTCGGCATGGTGGTCGATCTGGTCTTCCAGTTCTGCACTGTTTGGGGCGTGGTCCCGATGCGTTTCGCGAACGTCGCGCGGGTGACGCCATAGCGGTCCAGGTGGGACTGGATCAACCGCATCAATTCGCTCATGGGATGAACCATCCCGCGTTCGCGTATAGAACGCAACTGGCAGCTTGTCCAATCCATTCACCTATTTGAGCCCCTGCGCGTCGGGTTGACCATTCACCAACGTCACATCGGCCGCCCCTGGCATAGCCGCAGGCTGCGGAACTACATCAGTGTGAGTAGTTGACAGCCATACACCAGATGGGTAATCATCATCCCATGACAGTTGACACCGACGCATTCACCAGAGTACGGTCATGACATACACGCGATACCCGAAGGGGAGTTGGATGCGCCTTCAATCTGGTGACACGCTCAGAGCTCTGATGAATCAGAAGAAGTTCTCGATGGCGCGGATGGGCCGCTACGCGGACGTCTCCCAGTCGTTCATTCACCGGTTGTGCACCGGCGAGAAGCGGTCATGCAAGCCGCGGACGGCTGAGCGCATCGCGGAGGCTCTCGACGTGCCCGTGGGGCTCCTTTTCGTGCTCAATGAATCCCCAAACGGAGTACGAAACAGCTCCAATCAGAAGATCTCCGCCTAAATGGAAAAGCCCCCACCCGGCAAGGGGTGAGGGCTACCGACACCGAGAGGAAGCTCGAATGTCAAAACAGAAGACTACCGAACTCGTGCCGATCCCAGTCCCCGGCACGCACCGCCAGATCATGGCCACGCTGATCGACGGCACACCGATGGTGTCCCTGCGCCACGCATGCGAGGCGATCGGCATCGCCTTCGATGCGCAGCGCGTGAAGCTCAACGGAAAGTCATGGGCCTGCGTCACGATGATCGTGACGCAGATCGATGGTGACACTCAGCGTCGCGAGATCGCGATGGTCGACCGGCGAACCTTCACGATGTGGCTCGCCACGATTGACACCAACCGCGTGTCCAATGAAGCGCGGCCGATCATCGAGGCGTTCCAGGCGGAAGCGGCCGACGCGCTCGACGCCTACTTCAACGAGGGTGGGGCGATCAACCCTCGCGCAACCGAGGACCAGCTTGACCGCATCGCACGGCAAGCCCGCGGGCAGATGGAGATTCTGCAACTCGCCAAGGGCCTGATCGACCCCAAGCACCTTGAAGCCAAGGCCCGCATCATCGTGTCCCGCGCGCTCGGGGAAGCGCCGGAGATCAATCCGGCCGACGTGCCGCTGTACGTTTCCGACTACCTCGCGAGCAAGGGCCTGAAGCGCGGACTGATCGACGCGAAAGCGTCAGGATTTGGCAAGCGGCTGAAGGCCCTCTACATCGTCGAGCACGACCGTGAGCCCGAGCGGCACCATCAGGAGCTGCCGAACGGCACCGTGCGCCAGGTCTACGCCTATACCGAAGCGGACCGCCCATTGTTCGACTCGGTGTGGGCGAAGCACTACGCGACTGTCGTAGCCGAATCAGCCCTCACCGTCATCGCCGGAGGTGCCTCGTGACCGGCCTCCTGATTGCCCTTGTCGTCCTGCAGTCCCTATCGCTGCTCGTCCAACTGAGCCATGCGGGCGCGACTCAACGGCTGCTCAACCTTGCTGTGCAAGGGAGGATTTCGTGAAGCGCACATTCTCTGACGAGGAGTACGCGAAAGCGCTCCGCGGTTCGGCCAGCCCCAGTGATATCGAGTGGCTGCACCGCCACCTCCGCGGTGACACCGAACCCCGACTTCCGGGGTTCAAGGCCGGCCGCAAGTGGCGTGCTACCGAGGATGACATCGATCAGGCGATCGAGCTGCTACGCCCGAAACGAGTTGCTGTTCCTGTGGTTCCGGCAGCGTCGAGCATGACGCGGACGTCTCGCCGGAGGTTGTCGGCGTGATCGACATCCTGTTCTTCCTGGGCGCTTTGGCTCTCACGCTGCTTGGTGGTGCTCGTTTGATTCTCGGCTGGTGGTGGACGAGGTGACCGTGATTGATGTCCGTGAGCCTGCGGATGGGCAGGCGGGGTGTGTGTCTGCGCGTGTTGGTGAGTTCGGGCCTGAAATCTGTTACGCCGTCGGCCACGAGTACGGCGAGTGGTACGTCTCGCTGAACGAGGTCCTGTTCGCTGCGGCCGGTGTCGATTACCAGCACACCCATGTTGCTGGTGGTCGTCGCGATGCCGAGCAGTTGGTGCGGTTGCTCGCTGCTCTGTATGGGCGGATCGCGGAGGTGGACGCGTGACGGCGCGCGTCGAAGCTGTCATCGCCGAAGTGTTGGGCGGCCCGAAGTATGCGCACCTCGCCGCAGACGATGCGCGCCGCATCCTCGCTGCACTCAAGGCTTCCCGTATCGCCGTCGTGGAACTGCCCGAGCCGGTTCTTTCGCCACGCCACCAGGAGCGGGTGTGGGAGGTGGGTGACTCATACGTCATGTTCAACGAGAAGTGGCGGACCATCAGCGCCGAGTTGGACTACGACAACGGCGACGATGATCCGCTTCCCCCTAGCGAGGCTAGGGCTTTCGGTGCAGCACTGTTCGCTGCCGCTGACGCCGTGGAGGTTGACCAGTGACGGGGCGGTGGTTTTGGCCGGTTGTTGATGCCGTCTTGAATGCTGTCGCTGATGGTATCGACTTGGCTGCTCGAACCCTGTGCCCGATGGATCACACGCCACCGAACCTGCTGGCTGATCCTGGTTGGCGCGATGACGGGTCGGGTGGGCGGGTGTTCGATGCTCGTGACGAGAACGCTGTAGCTCTGCTCAAGGTTGACCCAGACAAGTTCTTCGAGATCACCAAGCTCTGCCTACCGAAGCAGAAGCGGGACAGGGCGATTGCTGATGCGTTGAAGTCGGCGTCTGATGAGCGTGAGGCGTGGGAAGCCAACGAACTGTTCGACCGGGCTGCCAGCGATGAGCCGCCGACGAACTACCTGGAGCCTGTTTGCGTCACGTGTGGCAAGCCGGACTGCTCCGGGATGGAAGCCTACTTGTCGCGTGCTGAGGGGACGCAGCGCGCGGATAGTTCCGGGGAGGTGGGTGGCCCCGAGTCACCCTCCCCGGAACGCCCACCGTCGGATCTGCTGTACGAAGCTGCGCTCGGGTTGGAGTGGTTCGTCGGGCTCGATGGGACGCGGCCACCGTTGGAACGGTGCCAGCAGCTCGTCGCCGAACTGCGTGACCTAGCTGCCCAGTTCGAGGCAGATGAGTCCGAGCCGGATCGCCTTGTCTCGCATGAGGATCTGGCCGCGCACATCACGGCCGTAAGAACGCGTCTCGAAGGGCGCGGAATGCCGCCGTTTGTGGTCGACCAGGGCATTGCCAGTTCGCTGCTCGCCAAGTTGCACGTCACTAAGTAGGTCGGCGGGTCGTCCTTGCCCGACGACCCGCCGAAACACCGGAAAACCAACCAGATGAGAGGAAACCAATCCGATGTCTACACCGAGCGTATCAACCACTGAAACCCTCTGGCCTACACCAGCGTGGGCGACACCCCTGGAGCGAGTGTTGTTCCGCATGGAAGGTGCCAGGCCGATCCGGGTGGAGGACGGCGCGGTGGGAAGGCATTCCGCCAGCGCTGAAATCGATCCCGGTAGCTACGTTGGTCGTCACCAGGCCGAAGAGCTGGCGGTGTCGGCGTGATGTACAGGACTGTTCATAAGCGCACTGCCCGTTGGATTGTCGCGACCTTGTCGGCTGCGGTGCTTGTTGGTACGGGTGTTGGTTGGGCGGCTCGTGCTGAGGCATTGCCGGATCCGTTCACTCCGGTACCACCGTTCTGGTGCCCAGGTAACGGTGCAGGACTCAGCTCGTCATCGTGGGGTGCCTATTGTGAGGGCCGCACATTCCCAGACGGTAGTCGCCTCAACACCTTCCGCATCGGCTACTACTGGCAACCCCTACGTTGCATCATCCCTGACGGGTCCATGAACCCACCCTTGGCCGGCCCGGGTGGATGCGCAGGAGTACTCGGATGAGCGACGACTGGAGCGCGGTTGATCCCTGGACGCTCATCCGTGCTTGGCGGCCCGGCGATGGGTTGACCTGCACGCAGACTAAGCGGACCAACAAGATCCCGTGCGGGGAGCCGGTGGCTGTAGTCAAGTCAGTTAGCAACAACGGATTCCGTGTTGGAACTCCCGATGCAGTGATGACTGCTTACCGAGGCCATCAGACGAGTGACATCACGATCACCCGTGTAGTTTGCCTCCGTCATGTCGCCTCTCTGTTCGACGCGAACCTCGGTGCGGCTGGTGACAAAACGGTCGAATCGCGCGCACTTGAGGAGCTGGCTCAGCGGTACTGGGACCAGTACCAGGAGATTCGGGAACGCCTTGCCAATGAACTGGTCGAGGCGCGGTTCTCAGCGCTCCCCACCGAATTACGCGCAAGGGTGGTCGAACTCGTCCGCGAATCGGGTGATGCGGCGTGATCCGAAGGTTTATCGCTGACGGCCTGTGCTGGATGGTCCTCTTCGGGGCCCTCGTTGGTGTCGCGGTGTACGGGCTGTACTTCACCCCACCGGACACCACAACCATCGTGTGGGTGCAGCCATGAGCACCTGCGCCAGGCCCAATTGCCCCAACAGCGCCCGTGAGTCTGGCGATCAGGGCCTGTGCACCAAGCACTATCGGGCAGCGCCCCTACGCGGATACGTCACCGCCGACCGCACTCGTGAGCGATACAACCTGCTGCGTTCCCTCGGCGTGCAACGCAACACGTTCTACGCCAGCGGCGTCTCCAAGGCGGCCATCCTGCAGATCGAGGCCGGCGGCAAGCTGCAGCGGGCCACCGAGGCGAAGATGCTCGCCATCCCCGTCCCCGACGGGCTCGTTCCGACCGGTACCGACATCAGCGCCATCGGCACGCGCCGTCGACTGCAGGCGCTCGGGGCTATCGGGTGGCCGCAAAGAGTCATCGCGAGAGAACTCGGCGTCGTGCAGTCCCGAATGAAGGCACTCGGGCAGCAGGATTTCGTGACGGCGCGGGTAGCGCTCGCGGTGATGGAGGTATTCGACCGGCTCGCAATGAAGCCGGGGCCGTCGGAACAATCGCGGCGCCGTGCTGCCGCATCGGGTTGGGTGCCCCCGCTCGCGTGGGAGGACATCGACGACCCTGACGAGGTACCCGACATCGGCGCAGAGGAACGCGTGCCACTCCTCGAACGTGTTGAGGAATACCGGGAACTTGGCCGGAGTGAAGAGCAGATCGCCAAGGCACTGGGCATGAAGGTGGCGTCACTGAAAGTCGCGATCTCACGGGAGAAGAGGAGGGCCGCGGCGTGAGCGCAGTCATCGGATCCGGCATTGTCAGAATCGTCAATCGCGACCCGTGGCAGGCGCGAGGAGCGTGCAGGAGGTACGGCAGGCCAGACCTCTGGTATCCGGAGAAGAACACACCACCGCAACAGATTCTCGAAGCCCGCGAAGTGTGCGTGGGATGCACGGTGCGTTCCGAGTGCTTGCAGTACGGGATGGATCACCCTGAAGAATCGGGCATTTGGGGTGGGCTGACTGAGCGTGAACGCACCGGATTGCGCAGCGGCCGATCCGACAAGGCTTTCGCGCAGTGCAACGAATGCTCGAAAGAGTTTGTGAAACGGGGCGGTTGGCACCGGTACTGCTCGGACGAGTGCCGGAAGACGAATGAGCTTCGCCGGGGACGTGAGTATGCGGCACGGGTGCGGGCGAAGCGGTCCAAGGATGGTGCGGCATGACCTACTGGCCTGTCGAAGTTGAGCATGACGTCGACTCGGATTTCACGCAGGTGCGGGACCTTCTCGCCCAGGCGTACATCAAGATCGACCGGCTGTACGACGAGATCGGCGATGACCAGCTCGCTGCAGCGTTGACGTCCATCAGGGTGACAGGCGGACACCTCGTCACAGCGAAACGCAAACTCATCGCGAGGTCGGCGTGAATCAGTGCAAGGCCCGAACACTGTCGGGCGGCCAGTGCGAACACCAGGAAGGCCATGAGGGTCCGCATCAAAGGGCCCTGCCGTTCGGTGATTACGAGTGGACAGATGAGCAAGTTACTGCGGCGATAGCCGATTGGGAGAAGAGGGCAAGACGATGACCGAACTGCACGACGCCGCCACGAGAGCTGGCGTATTCCAATACATCCAGAAGCGGGCGGGGGAACTGCTGGCGCTGGCGAAGCAGGAACTGCAGGCGTTGCCGTTCGGTGACACCGTCGCCGGTCGGCACGGCGATCAGGTGCTGTGCAAAGCGTCGTGGGTGAAGGGCCGCAAGTCCATTGTCGTGTCCGATGATCGGGCGTTGCTGGCGTGGGTGAAAGAACACCACCCTGACGAGATCGTCGAATCGGTCAACCCCGCGTTCCTAAAGACCTTCAGTGAGATTGACGGCCAGGTGCATTGGAACGGTGAACCGGTCGACTTCATGGCGGTGAAGCAGGGGGAGCCGTATCTGGCGGTTAAGGGCAACGATGAGACGCCGTTCCTCGTGGCCCAGTTGTTGACGAGTGGTCAGGTGTCCCTTGACGGGCTGAGGCAGATCGAACAATGACCCTCAAGACAAGACCACCAACGTGCTCTGTTCCCTGGCCGCTGCTGCTCGTTGAAGGTGGTGAGAAAGCGGGCAAATCGTGGGCGGCTGCGGTCCTCTCATCGTCGGACAAGGTTGGCCGGACACTCTGGATCGACTGGGGTGAAGGTGCTGCCGACGAGTACGGCGCCATCCCCGGAGCCCGGTACGAAGTGGTCGAGCATGACGGCACCTGGCCCTCCATCATCGAGCAGGTCAAGGCCGCTCGGGATGAAGCCCAACGCGCTGTCGACGCCGGCGAGAAACCCGTCGTCCTGGTGATCGACTCCATGACTGCCGAATGGTCTGACCTCAAGGAGTGGGTGGATGCGAAGGCGAGGAGGCGTGACGCCAACCGCAAGAAGCTCGAGAAGGATCCTGAAGCCGAGATTCAGATCACCCCGGACCTGTGGAACCTCGCCAACGGCCGCCACAAGGACCTGATGCGGATCCTCATGAGATTCCCCGGAATTGCGGTGATGACGGCGCGGGGCGCTGATCAGATGGAGATGGACAACGGTAAGCCCACCACCAGACGGACGTGGAAGGTGGAGGGGCAGAAGGATCTAGCGTTCGACGCGTCGGTGTGGGTGCGGTTGGGGCGTGGTGAGCATCCGCAGATAATCGGGGCCCGCTCGGTGCATGCGGGGATCGTTCCGGGTGAGGACAAGGCCAAGCGTGTTCCGGATATGACGTTGGAACAGTTGGTGTTCGACATTTTGAAGTGTGATCCGAAGACGGCGCATGTTCGGGAGTTCGCATCGGTGCAGGACCGGGTTCTGGATCTGTTGGATCGGGTGGATCGTGCTGGGTCGAAGGATGAGCTGACCGGGGTTTGGCGTGAGGCCAAGGCCAGTGAGGTGTTGAACGTCGGTGTGTTGGATGGGCCGACGGTGCAGGACGCCATCATGGCCCGCGCGCAAGTGCTGGAGGCAGCACCACCTGCTGAGTCAGAGCCAGTGCAGCAGGAATTGGGAGAGGCGTCGTGACCGGATTCTCTCCCGCAGTGCGGGAACTCATCACCACAAGATCCGGCGGCCGGTGCGAGATCCGGTGGGCATGCGGCGGTGACCAAGCGACGCAGATTCACCACCGCCGGCCCCGAGGTATGGGCGGCTCTAAGCGCGAGTCAACGAACCTGGCATCGAACGGGATTCACGCCTGTACTGCGTGTCACCTATTCGCCGAGTCGGAGCGGAACCTTGCGCGCGAGTGCGGGTGGTTGATCCCGCAGGCGGAGGATTGCCCGGAAACTGTTCCCGTCCTGATCAACCGGCGCCGGTCCCTGCTGGAGGATGACGGCACGGTAGTCGTACTTCCACCACCGGTGACAGCTGTGTGCCCGGATTGCCCTGTGTGGGCTCGTAACCCATCCCATTTTCCGGATCGTGATGGTGCTGAAGTGTTCGCGGATCGGCATGCCATCTACAACCGGGGGCATGCGGATCGGCATGCCATCTACAACCGGGGGCATGTCGTGGACATCCAGGAGGTGCCGTGAATCTCCTCGAATGGATTGTCGCCGGTACCGCTGAACTCGTTGTCGCATACCGCGAGAACTGGCGGATGGAGCAGATCAGCCGTCACGCCTGGACTGTGTTCGCGATCTACTTCACGGTCCCGCTCCTGATCATCACGTTGGTGGTCGGCTGATGACCCTCAGTGTCATGTGTGCCCACTGTGGTCATCTACCGCACCCTGATCGTCGATGCCGTGTTGTGCGTGTCGACGGACCCCCATCCACTGAGGGGCGGAAGGTCGGTGACTTTTACGAGCACACCGGACGTACTGAAACCCCCTGCACCTGCACTACTTACACCGCTGAACTGAACGGAGCCGAAAAGTGACAGCGATCGATTACGACGACCTCGACGTGGCCAGGGCATTGGTCGGCGACGGCGTCCCCAGCAAGTCAGCACTACCCGCTGTGTGGTGGCTGACCACCGACCCGAACCAGATCGACGCCTACGACAGGTGGCAGGCCGCATACACGGACCATCTCGAAAGAGTGCGTGTCCTAGCGGAATCCATCGGGCTAGAACTCACCGACGCCTACATCTCCATATTCGCCAAGAGCTCTACCATCCTAGGTTTTCGCGTTCCCGCCCGGATGGAATACCGCAGGCCCGGCGACCCCGACTATCTGCCGGTGCCTGACGGCTGGCGCATCGACAGCAAGACGGGCCGCTTAGTTCCATCGCGGAGGACGAAGGCTGATCGGGAATCTCAGGCCAACAAGGACTTCGCCGCGATCACCGACGTGCCGAACGTCCGCAACTATGTCACTGGCCTGCCTGACTCGATCTACCTGGACGACAGGGATTGCGGCGGCACCATGTACGCCGTCAACTACCGCCGTGGCGAGTCGTGCTTGTGGGCGTACTCGGGTGGCGACCCTGATAGGCAGTCGGGTTCGGATCGCCGACAGGCGGTGATTGACGATTCCGTGTGGCACCGGATGAAGCTGTCGATCCTTGCCGCACTGATGGAGGAGAAGGCCGACCGCACTGAGGCGGGCGTATGACCCTCACCCTGATCGACATGTTCTGCGGCGCTGGCGGATCGAGCACGGGTGCGCTGGAAGTGCCGGGCGTGCAGCTAGTCGCGGCGGCCAATCACTGGGACCTGGCCATCGACACCCACGCAGCGAATCACCCCGACGCCGAGCACATCTGCGCCGACATCTCCCAGTACGAGCCCCGACTGTTCCCGCCCGCCAAGATGGCGTGGCTGTCCCCGTCGTGCACGAAACACTCCATCGCTCAAGGCGTGAAGCAGTCCGACAAGCAGCCCGACCTGTTCGGGGAAACACTGCCCGATGCCGCGGCCGAGCGGTCGCGAGCCACCATGTGGGACGTCGTCCGGTTCGCCGAGTACTTCCTCTACGAGGCCGTGATCGTGGAGAACGTCGTCGAGGTGACCGCGTGGCCGCCTTACCGGGCCTGGCTGTCCGCGATGGAATCGCTGGGCTACTCGCACCAGGTGGTGATGCTCAACTCGATGCACGCCCAGATGCTGGGGCCTGGCGCGCCGCAGTCTCGGGACCGGTTCTACTGCGTGTTCTGGCGTCGAGGGAACCGGGCACCGGACCTGCAGCGGGTGATCCGGCCGCAGGCGATCTGCCCTGAGTGCGGGCCGGTGCGTGCCATGCAGTCGTGGAAGAGGCCCGGCAACACGATCGGCAAGTACCGCAGTCAGTACGTTTACGTCTGCCCGCATGTGAAGTGCCGCAACCAGGTTGTGGAGCCGATCGCACGACCGGCCGCCGAGATCATCGACTGGGCGCTGGAAGGCACCAGGATCGGTGACCGGTCAAAGCCCCTCGCGGACAAGACAATGGCACGGATCCGCGCCGGCATCGAACGCTACTGGGGGCCGCTTCTGGTTCCGGTCGAAGGCCGTGACGGGAAGGCAGCGCGGCCTGCCGATGAGCCGATGCGCACGGCGACCGCGCGCAATGAGACAGGGCTGGCGTTCCTCACGCAGTTCCGCGACCGCATCCGCGATCTTGACCCCGCTGTCGAACCATTGACGACGGTTGTCAGCGATGGCGCGGGGCACGCCCTGGTGCAGCCGCCAGCGTTCATCGCCGAACTGCGCGGCGGCGGCAGCACAGCACGCGCCGTCAGCGACCCGCTGGCCACCGTCACCGCATCGGGCAACCATCACGGTCTGGTGACCAGCTACTACGGCACCGGCGGCACTGTCCCGGCCAGCGAAGCCCTACCGACGGTCACGACGGTGGAACGTCACGGCCTGATCACCCCGTCCGGCGGGACATGGCGGGAACGCGCCACGTCGACGGCTGAGCCGATCCCTGCGCGCACCACTCGTGAAACCGACGGGATCGCAACCGGGTTCACGGGCAGCCTCGATGATGTCCGGTTTCGGATGCTCGAACCGCGCGAGTACTCACGGGCGATGGACTTCCCCGAGGGGTACCGGATGCTCGGTAATCGTCGGGAACAGGTTCGACTTGCGGGGAATGCGGTCACCCCACCTGCCGCGCGGGATCTCGTTGGTGTCGTGGCTGAGTCGCTCGGGGTGGTCCTGTGATCACTTCTGGTCGTAGGCGGTGTGTCCGCATTCGGCGCACCGGTAGCTGGTGGTGGATACCTGCGCTTGGGGTGGGTGTCCTCGGCCGCGGTGAACATGTCCGCGGATCGGTGTTAGCCCGTCGTCGGACCAGGGGAGTAGGCAGCGTGGGCATGTCATGGGGAGTGTGGCGATCCACGCGTCGGGGCGGATTTGCACCATCGCGGACTGGTACCAGGACCAGTCAGTGGTGGTGGGGCGGGACATGGACGGCACCGTACCGCCACGAAGCGACAGGCGGTGCGTCGTGAGGCATCCCGAGTTCGGTTACTGGTCACCATCGGACGCCAACCGGCGCAAGTTCCAGCCGGAACCTGGCGACATCGTCACGTGGGGTGACTTCAAGCCTTGGGTCGTCATCGACATTCGGGAGGGCGTCCCGCACAGGGACAACCCCGGTGCCGAGTACACCGTCTATCGGATGCGGCCCGTCGGCGTCGACGACAACAAACAGGACATTCATCGCGGCTGGACCTACGGCGGCCCGACTGTTCTCCACGATCACTACGGACTGTGTGTTCACTGCGGCGAGCTGCTGCCGTGCCGAGCCATCATGGCCGAACGCACAGCCAAGTCGGCCGCCGAACGCATGGCGCGGTACGACACACCCGGCATCTGCCCTGAGTGCACTGAGCCGGTGACCCACCGGCAAGAGCGGGAGACGTTCCCCAACATCGTCGTTCCCGCCGGTCCGCCAGTGACTTTCCATGCCGGTCGCCGTAAGTGCCGGTATGCGATGGAGCGGTACCGCGACCGAGTTGGCCAGCAGGAATCGCAGCTGCGGCTCGACGGCGGGGAGCTCTTCTGATGACCGCGGAATCGATGCTCCGACACCGTTATCGACGACGCACCACCGGATCAACCAGGAGGACACGATGAGCGACCCAGCAGTCGAAGCCGCGCAGAGGGCGTGGGAGGAATACGAAGCTCAGGGTGGAGTCTGGAAACCGGAAGCGCTGAGGCTCGCTGCCCGTGAGGCGTTGAAGCCGATACGCGAACTGCATCAGCGGGTGGACGATGGCCACCCCAGCGGCCTGCCCACGTGTGAACACTGCCAGGGCGACTGGCCCTGTAGCACCTCTGCACTGATCTACACCACTGAGGAGCTGGAGGACCGATGAGCGACGTTGTGGAGCGAGCCAAGGCGGCGCTGGAAGGCGTGACTGAAGGGCCGTGGGGCAACTACGGAAACGCTCCGTTCGAGGTATTCCAGGAACCAGAGGTGGGCCAGGAGTACATCGCGCCACGGGTTTACGCGCTCGCGGACGCCCAATTCATCTCGCGGGCCCGATCGTTGGTGCCCGAGCTGGTCGCCGAGGTGGAGCTACTGAGAAGCACTCAAGGGCTGTCCGTGCAAATCCCCGAGTATGGCGAGTGGGGATCAGAAACCCTCGCCTACCTATTCCTGGACTTCGGTATTCAGCCGGGGGACGGCTACGAGGCTGCATCGGCACGGCAGGTTGACCTACTCCGCGAACTCGCCGCTGCCAACGCAGAAGTCGAACGGCTGCGGGCGGGCTATGCGGCAGCCATCCATGATCTCCACTTCTGGGCTGGCTGCATTCACAGCAACGAGAGCATTCAGGACTCGATGCATTCGGCAGCCCGCGCCCATGAGACCCGACTGGAGGGTGACCAATGAGCGATTGCCCGTTCTGCCCTGACAACTGGGAAAACCTCGACATCGTCTATCGGCCGAGTGGTGATAAGGCAATCGTCAATCCGCTCAGTCCGGTCACCGATGGGCATGTGCTCGTCATTCACTGCAAGCACACCTCAGATGCTGCGGCGAATCCCGAGGTGGCGTCTGAGTTGATGTTCTCGGCGGCAATGTGGGTGGCCTATCGCGGCATCCAGGCCAACATCATCACGAGCATCGGACCAGACGCGACACAAACGGTGCGCCACACCCATCTTCACGTCGTGCCGCGGCGGCTCAATGATGACCTGCCCCTGCCGTGGACACCGCAGCAGATGGAGCGGGAACGGTGGCGTCGAGCATTGGAGGCTGACCGATGACCACCCTTCTCCGTGCTGCGTTGTATCCGAATTGCACTGAGGGCGTCTCCCGCAAGGGGCGTTTCCAGCCGTGTGGTTCTACGACGGTGGCTGTGCGTTACGACCCCGACAGTGGTGACCCGTATCCAGTGTGTGCTCATCACGCACGGGCAGACATGGTGCCACTGCTAAAAATCCTGGAGGACATGCGATGAGGATCTGCAAGCACTGCGGCGTCCGTATCGAACTCATCGAATGCGCTGACGGTCATGACCGGTGGATGCACAAGGTGCAGCGCTACTCGCCACCGATCCCTCCGTCCCTCTACCTGGAATGCGACCTACCGAGAACGGTGGCCGAGCCATGACGGTGCGTTCCCTGTTCACACGCCGAGAAGCGATCGGAATGCGCCGCTGTCCTGACTGTGGGTGGCATCCCGAAACGCAAGGGCACCACCCCGAATGCCCAAACCGAGAGGAAGAGGACTAGATGGCGCGAGAGCGCATACCGCTGGGTGACGACCTTCTGGTCACCACCCTGAACGCCCGCCACCTGCCGCCCCGACGCGGCCAAGACGCCGTGCACGGGCAATGGGCGGTCTACACGGTGTACGAGTCCCAGCGCCGCATCAGAGTTCCGCTGTACGTGGGCGTCACGAAGAACATGCCCGAGCGACTTCACCAACACCGCCGCGACAAGATCTGGTGGCCACTCGCCGGAGACATCAAGGTCCACGGCTACTTCCACAACCGCGAGGATGCCTACGAGGCAGAGGAGCAGCAGATCCACGCGCTACAACCACTGCTCAACGTCGTCGCGAATCAGCACACAGAGGCGGTGTTCGATGGCTAATGCTGCGGCCCTCATCAATGAAGGGTTGTGGAGGAAAGACAGGGATTTCCAGCGGCTTCCACGCATGGCGCAGTGCACGTTCTGCCAAGTCCTATCGCAGAAGGACCTGGACACGGCCGGCGGTCTGACGTTGCACCTAGACCTGCTGGTGAAGGCTTGCGATGAGTTGACCGTGGAGCAGCTGAAAGCCGACCTCGCTGTCCTGGAAGCTCACCGGTTCCTGTTCGTGGACTACGACACCGATGAGTTGTTGGTGCGGTCCTATGTGAGGTTGGTGAGTGCGAAATCCGCTACGGGCAAGACGAATAACGCGTGGAGGTCAGTGCCGAAGAATGCTCGGTTGATCGCGTCGGAGAAGTTGAGGCGGGAGTTGGCGGCAGAGCTGAGGCGGTTGCGGTTCAAGCAAGCAACGGATTTGGCCGACGAAATCGATCCTGATCTAACCCCCTCTGGACCCCCTTCTAACCCCCTTTCGACTGGCTCTGAACCCCCTACTGATTCCGAAGGGGGTCCGAAGCCCCCCAGTTCAGTATCAGTTCCAGTTCTAGTGTCACCTTCCGTTGTTGGTTCAGTTGGGGAGGGCCCCCGCCCCGAATGCCCCGACCATGAAACGAATTCGGAGACCACCTCCTGCCTGCCGTGCATGAAGCGCCGGAAGTGGGACAAGGCACACCCGGACTACTTCGCGCGCCTGGAGGCCGAGGAGAAGCGGCAGCGCGCGGCCGCGCGGCAGAAGGCGATTGACGACTGCCCGATCTGTGACGAGTTCGGTGACATCACCTACGACGACTCGGTTCTCAAGTGCAACCACCAGGAGACTCGCCATGCCTGATACCGCAGACCGGCCCCACGCAGCCCCAGACGCGTCAACGCCACCACCCGTGGGGGATCGGATGCCAGAACCGGCAGGCGGGCTCTCAGCCCCGAAATCGACCGGAGACGGCGCCGTTGCACAGCGCATAGCCGACCTGCAGCACGGCGCGCAGCTGCTCCGGGACCACGCCGACCGGATCGGCCACCGTGATCTCGTTGCGCTGGTGGCCGACTGGATCGACGCCGAAGCCCTGATGTGGGAAACCACGCAGCAGATCGTGTCGATCATCAAGGCCGCCGCCACGGTCGAGATCTCAGGCGGCCGCGCCGGCAAGGTCCACTTCGGGGTAGCTGACGGCAAGCCTCAGACCGTCATCGACACCTCCACGCACGCAGACAGGATCATCGCGGCAATCAGCGAGGAGCTTGCGCGGTGAGCGGCGCAGAGGTCTTCACCAGGCCGACCCGGTACGAGGTGACGGCGTGGCCCGGACCGATCGACGGTGTGAACAGGTCGCTCTACGTCCTGTACGTCGAGTGGCGTGGTGGCGACCGGTGGTGTGTGACCGACGGTACGTGCTGCTATCGGAAGGACGGGCACAAGTCCTACGAGACCAACCCATCGAGTCGCACCGACCGATTCAAGAGGGCCTACCGGTTCTCCCTCGATGAGGCTCTGGCACTGGCGCAGAAGGTCGCGCCGAAGATCCGCGTCGGCGCCGGTCCGAACCGCAAGGGGATGAACGCCGCCGAGATGTGGGAGTGGGAGCAGGCCCGATGAGCAGCTACGACGACTTGGGTGGTGGGCGGCGTGTCCCCGCGGCCTACGACGGGTGCATCCACCGGCCGTGCACCGAGTGCGGCGCTCAGCCCGACGAGCTGTGCACGTTCGATGTGCAGGTGCCGTCACCGTCCGGGCCGAAAACGGTTCGCAAGACCCGGCATTGCCCGTGCGTGTCCCGCACCAGGACCCCGGAGGCCGGTCAGTGACCGATATCGAGGCACCGGAAACGGCACAAGACCGCAGAGAGCCCGAAACGTGGGGTATCCCAGGACACGCCCTGATGACAACGTCGTTCCGAATTCCAGGCGGAAAGCGGCAGTGGCACATCCGCTGCTCGTGCGGGTGGCACTGGCATGGCGACCCGAGCAAGACGCGGAACCGCGCCCTGAGCATCGGGATCGAGCACCACCTCGCTGCACCACTTCCGGTGGCCTGCCCGACGCCGGACAAGCGCAAGTTCAAAACCCAGGTGAAAGCGGAGCGGGAGTTGCACATCTTCTGGAGAAGTCGAAGGTCGCGAGGCAAGGCGATGCCGTGCCGGGTCTACAAGTGCCCGTGCGGTTACTGGCACACCACATCGAAACCAGCGAGGCCCGCGTGACCGAAACAGTGTCCGATCTCGTCGGCCAGCTCGTTGCTATCCGCAAGGCCAAGGGCATCCTGCAATCCACGGTCGCTCGACGCATGCACGTCACCCGCCCCGCTGTGTGCCACCTGGAACGTGGCCGCTACTCGCCAAGCCTCGCAGTGCTCACCCGCTACGCCGCGGCGATCGGGGCCCGCATCACCGTGGAGGACGTTCAGTGACCGAACTGCACCGCTGCGTGGTGCCCGCCGGCCGCTGCTTGGGCACCGAGCTCGACAACCGCGGCACCAAGCACGCCGCTATCGTCACGGCCGACGGCCAGTTGTGCGAGAAGTGCATCCGCCACGTCTCGAAGATCTTCAAACGGCTCGAAGACGACTGGGATGCCCTGGAAGTCCTGATGGGGGAGAAGCAATCCCAGCAGGGTGTCCGGGTGTCGTACACGAGCAGCCCGGGTGTGCCGCTCAACACCGATGCCGAGGCGAAGCAGGTGTTGATGCTGGAGCTGGTCGACCTGGCAGCGGACATCGTCGCCGCGGCCATCGACAAGGACTACACACCACCGGTGAAGCGGTCACTGCGCCTGCAGACAGGTGTCGACCTCGTGCACCCCAACCTGTCGGTGCTGCTCGAAGCCCCCGCCGACTGGGTGCTGCGGTGGGACCGCTCCGGTGAGGTCCACGGTGAGGAACCCACCGAGTACGTCAAGCTCGGCCCGGGCAAGTACCAGGGGTTGGATCGTGACGGCAACGAGCTCGACGGCACCGGCGGCCGCCACGTCCTCATGTCCGGCGTCGACATCGCCCTCGAACTCTGGGGACTGCACGACCTGATCCGCGGCATGTACGGGGCTCGGAAACGCGACCAGCGCCGCGAATACCCCATGCCGTGCCACGGCTGCGGCCGCCGCGCCCTGCACCGCGAATACGGCACCGACCTCATCCACTGCTCGAAATGCCCCCCGAACTCCCAATGGGGCAGGGGATTCACCGAGGACGACTACCACCGGCTCGCCGGGTTCACGAAGTTCCACCTGAAGGTGCAAGAGGAGGCTGACATGGAATTGCTGAAATGGCTGCTCGCCGAAGCTAATTGGGAGAAGCAGGTCACCGCGTGGCTGGCCGCCGAGAAGGAATGGCACCTCGAACGCGCGGCCCGCGTCGCCGGGTTCACCACCACCGTGGAGCTCGTCACCGCGCTCGACAGGCACAGCGCATGAGCTTCATCCGAGAGAACCGCCTCCGCCAACTCGTCTTCGTGCTGTGGCACGAACTCGGCAAGCACATCGACACCACCGCCCTGGAACGCGGCATCCGCGAAGAAGGACTCGGCTGGGCACTGCCCACCGACTCCACCGTCGCCGACGACGCCTACCTCACCCCGGAAGAGCTGTGCCGCCTGCTCGGCTACACCGAGTCGGGCATCCGGAACTGGAAGCAGCGCTACAACCTGCACACCACCGACGACGGGAAGTACCGGTGGGGCGATGTACGCGCGGTCCTGGAAGACCGGGGCGGCCCACGCAGGCGAGCCAGCTGACGCAATTACCACTTATCGGCGAAACGGAGGAACCATGAGCAAACGATTTCGACCCTTCATGCAGCGGCAGTGGGACGGCAGCGTGCGGTGGGTGCTGGACATGTACGAGAAGTCCAACGGTGTTGTGATGGCGCTGTTCAGTGCCGACCCGCCGCCCGACCAGGATCGCGGCCTGTATGGCAAATACCGCGTTGAGAAGGTCAACGGCAAGCCGCTGGGTCAGTGCTTCGTGCTGGAGGAACACGACCCGCACGCGATGGCAGCATTGCGGGCCTACGCCGAATCGTGCCGTCCTGACTTCCCATTCCTGGCCGACGACTTGATGGTCATGGCGAACCGTTGGCACGCCAACCGCATCGCTGCAGGTTGACGTAAGGAACGAGCGTGGGCGAACACCTGGGCGCGTGGTGCGAATGCAGCCACAACACGTCATGGCACGACGACACCGGCCGCTGCCACTACAAGGCGTCTCGGTTCGACCATGCGACCCAACGCAATATCGGCGTTCCATGTGAGTGCTTCACCCTGCGCGTGGCCGACGTCGTGGTGACTACGTGGCCCGATCAGTGCCGTCAGTGCGGCGAGAAGCACAGGCACATCGACGCTGAAACCGAACTCTGCGGCAAGTGCCGTAGCTGACAGACGGAGGAAATATCGAAAAGTGTTGCACGCCAACAGCATTAGATGCTAAGTTATAACCACAACAGAACAGAGGCCAGCCGGGACGGAAACGTCGCACGCGCCCACTCACTGAGACCGGGCCTGGAAGGTACAGCGTCCCCCTCGCAGACTCTCGTGGATGCAGCTGGCCCCTGTTCTGCTTGACGCAAGGGGTGCGCGATGTACGGCTACTGGTCGGGCTTCTGGCACAAGCTGAGAGGGCACAAGATCACGGGCCACCGTGACGGCATTCGATGCAGTTGCGGTAAGGACTGGGGCGTCGGAGCGCTCTCGTGAAGCTGAGGTCAGGAGATCAAATATGGCTGCTGAAGTACTCAAGGAAAGCTACGTGCTCGCAACCGGTTACGCGGCACTGATGGGCGCGGACGCTGAAGCGCAGCACCTGTTCGCCCGACGCTACGACTACCCAGTAACCGTCGATCAGCTCGCGGTCGATTGGACCGAATTCACGCTGGCATCGCGCCATGCCGCGGCTATCAACTCGGAGATCGCAGCGCGCTCGCCGACGGCTGTGGATTTGTGAAACCGACGCCTCAGACCGCCATTTGGTCGTAGCGTCTTGGCCTGGCGGGTCGGATCGGCGCATCCGCCCGCGTTCGAGGCAAATCAGAAGGGGTGACCAATGGCCGATTTGATGGGCGACGGATTCTCTGAGCAGGTCAGAGCGTTCTTCGAGGAGAACGAGCGACGTACGCGGGAAATGATGAGCCAAGTTGGAGCCCAGTTGGAAGCGCAACAGAAGTTCATCAAGGACGCGCTGGATAGCCAGTTGGCGGGACAGCGGAAGGCGATCTCGGATGCGCTTGAGCGCTCGTCGGCCAAGCAGATCGGAGACCGGCTGGCAGACGACTGGAGAGCAGCGATGAAAAAGGCTGGTGAAGTCGCGGAAACGGGAATCAAGGAGGCTATGAAGGCGCTGGAGCGGGAGAGGGAGCGACAGCAGCAGGCTTTCAAGAAGCTACTGGAGGACATGCCCTCCCTGAGGCCGAAGCCCGGCCAGAACAAACCCTCGGACGACGCGAAGTAGATCTGTGCCAAATCCACGGGACGACGCGCTGCGTGAGGCAGGGATCATCCTTGGAGCGGCAGAGGCTGTCGTCCAGGCGGAGATCGTCTGCGCGGTATCCACGATCGCGCACGGTCTCAGCGATGCCGCGGCCAAGCTGGCGGGGATCGGTGCGGCATGCGCTCAGCTCGGTGCTCTGTTCGAACCACTCATGGATCTGGCGGCCGATGTGCAACGCCACGAGGACGAGCATGTCGCGTTGTGGGACGACGAGATGCGGTTCTGATCCGACGCGCTACCACGGGTAAATGACAATCGTGTGATTTCGTGGGACACTGTTTCGCAAGTACAACTGTGCCCAATTCCGGGTACGGGAACGCAACGCCCCGAGAGCCTTCCGGCCCGGGGCGTTTTGCGTGAGACAAACCCCCGGGAGTGTTCGATGGCTGCACCTGATGATCCGATAGGCACGGTGCGCGCCACCGAGGGAGTGCTCGCTCTACGGGCGCCGGTCCACAGCATCAGGCCCGATGTGGACGACGACGCACTCAGCTGGTTCATCATCGACATCGGCGGCGCCGAGGCCCTGTTCGACCTGGAGTTCGAGGAGATCGAAGACCTCATCGGCACCTGGCCCATCGTGTACCAGCCCTGATGCCGCAGACCCGCTTCACCGTGCGGCACCGTGCTGGTGCTGGATCACCGTGGTACTGGCTCACCGTCGCCGTTTACGACACGATCGCCGAGCTGCAGGCCGCAGCCCAACGGCTCAGGCCATCCGACGTACCGGGCTTCTGGGACAACTGCGCTGGCTGCTTCCAGCCGCACACGGACAATCCGGGCAGCGGATACCTCGGCATCATGCGGCTCAGCCACGAGCAGCTCACCGTCGACACCATCGTCCACGAATCAGTGCACGCCGCAGTCGCATACACATGGCGCAGCCTCGGACTCAAGGCACTCCACCTGAATCCGTACAGCCAGCGCAGCATGAACGAACGCGAAGAGGTCATGGCCCACGCGGTCAACGGCATCGCCTGCGCCCTGCTCAAGCACCTGCACGTGGACACCTGCAGGTAGGCGGCGGATGCCACGCGCACCGCGCCGCTGTCCAGGCGACAACGGCAACTGCACCAACCTGATCCGCAACACGCGTTACTGCCCAGAACACACGATCGCATGGGCAGGCGAACGCACCGCGTCGAGCCGCATCACCTCAGATCGGCGCTGGAAAGAGGAAGTTCGGCCGCAGGTCCTGCAGGCGGCCGGCTACCAGTGCCAGATCCAATACCCAGGGATCTGCACGGGCTACGCCACCACGGTCGACAAGAGAGAGCCAGCAGCGCGGCGTCCAGACCTCGCCTACGACCCGACGAACTGGCAGGCAGCATGCGACCCGTGCAACGAGCACAAGGCGCGCACCGTCGATCGTGGCCCCAGCAAGCGGCGCTCCTGAGCCGTCGCCCGGCCGCGCCGGACCCCCAGGCCGCCCACCCCCTCCCCGGGGGCAAGGGGGGACGCCGCGTAGTTCTGTGAAAAATGCTCTGTACGGGTTGGGAAAATTTTCGGGGCCTGGCGAAAACCCGCGTCAGTCGCCCTGAAAGGGCCTGCCGCGCAGGGCATTTGAGCATCTCAGATGTGTTGCGCCGCAGCATCTTTCATCGCTCCCGACATGGGAACTGCATCTTTCCTGACATAGGAGCCCGCCATGCCCGGACCGACTGCGAAGGACCCGACTCTCCGTGGACGTCGGAACAAGACGACGACCCGCGCGACGCTGAGTAAGCCGGACGCCGAGACTACGGAGAAACCGAAGCTGCCGAGCAGCATCGAGTGGTACCCCGAGGTGGTCGCGTGGTGGGACGACCTGTGGACGTCCGAGCCCCGCAAGGAATGGATCGACGTCGACACCCACCTGCTGTACGTCGCGGCGCGGCTGTACCAGATGATGTTGGATCCGGATACGAAGCCGACCGCTGCGAAGGCGTTGGCGGGTGAGTACCGGCAGATCCTGGTGCAGTTCGGGCTGACGCCGATGGCGCGGCGGACTCTGCAGTGGGAAGTGCTGCGGGTTGAGGGCGAGAAGCAGAACGCGGCGCGTAGAGCGTCGTCGGGCGCAACCTCAACGACGGCGGCGAAGGCGGCCCCCCAGGCGACCGCCCGAGTGGACCCGCGCAAGAGGCGCCTAGCAGCCGTGCAGTAGCGCGCTATGGAGCTGATCGTCCCGCCGGACGGCGACGTCCTGTATCCGACTCTCGGGGAACAGGTCTGCGACTTCCTCGAGGCTCACTCGGTATTCGGCCCGGGCGACCTCAAGGCGCAGCCGTACCGGATGTCCGAGGATTGGCAGTACGTCACCTACCGGTCCTACGAGCATTGGCCGAAGAAGCATCGCAACGCCGGCCGCCGCCGCTTCAAGCGGACCAACGTCTCGATCCGAAAGGGCGCGGCCAAGACCGAGTTCCTCGGCCAGATCGCCTTCGCCGAGCTGCACCCGCACGCACCGGTGCGGTTCAACGGGTACAACCCCGACGGCTCGCTCGCACTGGGGCGCCCGGTCGTCGACCCGTTCATCCCGCTGCTCGCCAACGCCAAGATCCAGGTCGAGGAGCTGGCGTACGGCGCGCTGAAGGTCATCTGCGAGAACGCCCGCATCGCGCGGTGCTTCTGCGAAGAGTGCCAAGGGGATCTGTGTCACTGGTGCGGTGAAGACTGCATCGGTCCGGACGCGTTCGATGTCGGTGTCGACCGGATCCTGCGGGTCGGCCCCGACGGCAAGGCCGACGGAAAGTGCATACCGGTCGCCACGGCGCCGGACACCAACGACGGTGGCCGCACGACCTTCAACGGCTACGACGAGACGCACCGCCTGTACCTGCCGACGGAGAAAGCCGCCGTCACGACCATGGACGAGAACCTCGGCAAGAGATACGCCCAGGACCCGTGGGGCATGGCCGTCACAACCGCCGGCGAACCAGGCCAGGAATCCGTTGCTGAGGACAATCACTTCGAAGCAGAAGCGATGGCCCGCAATGAAGTCGAGCGGCCCGACACGTTCTACTTCCACCGCCAAGCCTCTGACGGCTGGGACATGCGGAAGTTCTCCGATCGCGTCGAGGCGATCCGCGAGGCGTCCGGTCCAGATCTGGCCAGCCGCACCGATCTTGAGCAGATCGCCGCTCGGTGGGACAAGCCGAAGGCCAACAAGGGCTACCTCGAACGGGTGTGGACCAACCGCTGGCTGCAGCAGTCCGCGCAAGCCTTCGATATCGGGCGCTGGAACAACCTCTACGTGCCCGACGTCATCCCGCCTCGGGCATTCGTCACGATCGGGTTCGACGGTGCTCGGATGCGGGACGCGACAGGGTTCGTGGTTACCGACGTGAAAACGGGACTCCAACAGCTCGAAGGTGGGTGGGAGAGACCCCACGACGCGCCGGACGACTGGGAAGTCGACGAGCTCGAAGTCAACGAGAAGCGCAAGGAACTGTTCAAGCGGTTCCGCGTGCTCAAGCTGTACGCCGATCCGCCACACTGGAATTACACGGTCGGCTCGTGGGCGGCGACCCACCCGGATGTGGTCGAAGAGTTCTGGACCAACCAGCGGCGACGCATGTTCAAGGCCATCCAGGCATACGAGGATGCGATCGCCTCGGGCAGCGTGAAGCACAACAGCCCGACCGGCGACAACGACGGCGACCTGGCCAACGTCGGCGACCTGACCCGGCACCTGCGCAACGCGGGCCGGCGCAGCACCAACCTCGTCGCCAACGAGGAGACCGGTGAGAAAGTCTGGATCCTCACCAAGATTCACCCCGACCGGAAGTTCGACTTCTGCATGGCCGGGATTTTGTCGTGGCAGGCCCGCATGGACGTGCTGCCGAAAGTGCCGAAGCCGAAGAAGCGTGTCTTCGCTCGAATCCGATAGGAGGGTGGGAAGTTGGCTGAGCTCACCCCCCAGGAGTGGTTCGACAAGCTCAACGCGCGCTTCACGAAAGCGACACGTCCGGAGTGGTCGGACAAGCTGCATCGCCCGGTGGCCATCCGCCCACGCAACGAGGTCCTGGACACACTGTGGTCCTACAACGTCGGTGATGCTCCGCTGCCGCAGGTGGCGGAAGGGTACGAGGATGCGTTCCGGGACGTGATTCGGCAGGCACGCTGCAACTACGCGCCGATGTGCGTCAACGCGATGTTGGATCGCATGGAGCAGCAGGCCGTTTCGACGCTCGTCGACAACGACGCCGGCGGCGACGACGTGGGCGCTCGGATCATGGACGAGTCCGGGTTCGGCGCGATGACGAAAGACCTGTTCGGTTACCAGTTCTCGATGGGCGAAGCATTTGCGATGGCCGTCGACAACAACGGGGACACCCCGACCGCGCACGCGATCGACCCGCGTCGCTGCATCGGGATACCCGACCGCACCAACCCCAGTCGACTGCGTGCGGCGTTGGTCAAGGACTACGACCTGGTCGACGAGGTTGAGCGTGCGCACCTGTTTCTGCCTGGCCGCCGTTGGGATGTTGACTTCGATGGCTCGAAGTGGGCAGTGAAGAATCCCGATCGGCCCGAGACGATCAGCGGCTTGGACAAGCTGGGCGGCATCCCGATCGTCCGATTCCTCAACCCGCACGGACTCGGCGAATACGAACGGCACCTGGACCTGCTCGACCGCATCAATGACATGACCTTGAAGCGGCTGATCATCGTGGCGTACCAGGCGTTCCGTCAGCGCGCGATCATCGGCGACGACGACGATGACGACGACGATGACGACACGGCAGACCCGGTCGACTGGGAGGCATTGGCGTCCACCGTATTCAGTGCGAACCCGGGTGCGCTGTGGAAAGTCCCTGACGGGTTCAAGTTTTGGGAGTCGCAGGCGCTGGACCTGTCGTCCATCCTGAACGCCAAACGCGACGATGTGAAGGAGTTCGCCGCCGTCACTTCGACGCCGCTGCACCTGATCACCCCAGACGCTGCGAACGGATCCGCTGAGGGCGCTGGCCTGATGCGTGAGTCGGCGACATCGAAGATCCGTGACCGGCGCTCGCGTGCGACTCCGCAGATGAAGTTGCTGTGGCGCATCCTCTTCGCGTTCAGCGGCGAGGCCGATCGCGGTACCTCGATCAAGCTGCACTGGGGGCCAATCGAGTTCCGCACCTTGGCCGAGAAGGCTTCAGCGTCGTCGCAGGCTGTCGGCACTCTGTCGCTGCAGCAACGCAACGAGCAGATCTGGGAGATGTCGCCGGAGGAGACCGAGGCGAACATCAACCAGATGGCGGCCGAGGCGATCCTGCTGCCTGGTGCCCCGACGACGCCGTCGCAACCGTCGCAACCGGCCGCGGCGCCCACGCCGGCGGTGGAACCGGCCAATGTCGGCACCGCTTAGCCCACCGATCACCTATCGGCAGGCCCTTGAGCAGGCGTCCGCACAGCTCGCCGAACTGAAGACGCCGAAACCCACTGCGGAGCAAGCAGTCATCGCCACCGCGGCGGCCGCCGACACCGTCATTGCGGCCAGGGACCGGGCGTCCGCACACGCAAAGCAGGCGATTCATCAGCTCTGGGCGGCGGTGAACCCGTACGACGAGACCGCGGTGGCTGAGTTCGCTGCCCAGGCCGCCCGCATCATGGCCGCGGCGCAGGAAGCTGCGGCGAAGGCCGCGGCGGTCGGTCAGGCGCATCAGCTGGCCGCGGTTGGAGTGAAAGTACCGGCGACACAGTCGGTACCGCTCGACGTTCGGGCGCCAGCTGCAGTCATCAAGAACGGGCTACTCGTTCTGCGCCAGCACGCGGTGAGCGTCGACTACGCCGAGGATTCCGCCAAGGTCTCGACCGCCGATATGACCACGCTGGGTGTGTTCAAGCGGCCGGCCGCGGTGTACCGGTACGCAAAGTCCAAGGGCGCAACCGATGTCCAGGCCGCTGCCCTGGCCGGGCAGCGCATCGATGCTCTGATCGACGACAACCTCATGCTCGCGCAGCGTCTCGCACAGCAGCAGGTCCTGGTGTCCGCGGCTGAACCGGTCGACCTGGACGGAAGCCCGCAGGCGAAGACGAAGATCATCGGGTACCGGCGGGTTATCCATCCGGAGCTGTCCCGCGGCGGCACGTGCGGCATGTGCATCGCGGCGTCCGACCGGATCTACTACGTCGCCGAACTGATGCCGATTCATGCGCACTGCAAGTGCACGATCGCCGCCATCACCGAGGACTACGACCCGGCCGATGACCTGAACGCGGTCGACCTGAACCAGCTGTACAAGGACGCCGGAGGGACGTCGTCGGCTCACCTGAAGCGGACCCGCTACAAGGTGGACCAGCACGGCGAGCTCGGCTCAGTGATGGTGCCGAAGTCGAAGTACAAGCCGCGCACGACCAAGTCGAAGGTGCGCGTCGGCGGGACGGCGCTGCAGTCCGATCAGCCGGCCCAGGCCGAGGTGGCCAAGCACCAGCTGCGCGTGATGGAGGAGAACCTAGCGCGGCTGCGGTCCAACGGCGAGCCCGAGAGCTCCTCGAAGATCGCCTATCACGAGAAGCTCATCGCGAAGCTGCGCAAACAAGCAGAGGAGCCTGAGCCAAGCGCTGGCGGTGGCGGCGGCGAACCGCCACGTAACATCCCGCCGGTGGCAGGTTCCCCCGACGATCGCTACCCGGACATGGACAACGGTGACCCGGCGCCGCTGCGGCCGTCCGATGTCCAGCCGCTGATCGACGACGATCTCGCCTACATGCTCGACGGAGACGGGCATGGCGGTGGTGGACACAGGGCCGGTACCGGTATCCCGGGCAAGAGCGAACTACCGGCGGGCTGGGACGAAACGAAGCTGCTGGAAGCGGTCGAGGCGATTCTGTGGGGCCAAGACCTCCAGCGCAACATCACACCGGAGAACCTCGGAGTCGTCTTCCGCGGCCTACACGACGGAGTCATCTTGGCGGTACCGGTGCACGATTACGGCCGATACTGGGAGGTCGCCACAGCCTATCCGCTCAGCGGGGATGGCGTGCATCGCAATGACGCCACAGGCCGCCCGGTGCCCGTTCCGTTGAACCCGGCGGACCTGACTCGTAAGCTGGACTCGTGACCGCGACCAAATCGCACATGTTGGAGGACCTGGCTTTGGTCCTCCGCAAGGTGCTGCCGGTCAGCAACACCATGGTTGACCACTACATCGCCAGTAGCGAATGGGACCAGGCTGTCCTGCAAGGACTCGCTACTTTCGATGCGGAGCAGGTCGCATTGCCGGCCGATGTTCGCGAAATGGTCAACGAGATGGCGTATGGGTCGAGCGTGTATCACAAGGTCCGCAAGCGGGCTCTCTACCATCTCGATCGCATACCCGTCAGCTAATACTTCGTAGACACAACAACCCCGTGAGCTGAGCTCCGGGGTTGTTTCGTATGCACACAATCTTCCGCCATGACCGGCGGTTGGACCCGTCATGGGTTCCCATCCCGACAGGGGAGTAGTCAGTGACCGACCTACCGTTCCACCCCACCATTCCTGGACTGCAGGCACTCGCTATCGGGCGCCGTGGCCCGATCTGGCCCGTCATGGGCGGATCTCAGCCACTCGGCGAGCCATCGGCTGGTGATCCGCCAGCTGACCCAGCTCCTGCAGATACGCCGCCGGCGGATCCGCCGCCCGACAGGGGCTTCCCGGAGAACACGCCGATCGCGGACATGAACGCGGAGCAGCAGGCTGCCTACTGGAAGTTTCACGACCGGCGCAAGAGCGACACGCTCCGCGCCTACGAGGGGATCACTCCAGAGCAGGCCAAGCAGTGGAAGAAGGACGCGGAAGACGCGCGCCGAAACCAGTTGCAGCCGAGCGAGCGTGCCCTCGAGGACGCTCGGTCAGAAGCAGCTGCGACGGCCGCGCAAGAGGCGGCCGCAGAGTGGGCCGGTCAGCTCACCGATGCCATCGTGGGCCAGTTCGTGCAGGAAGAGGCGCAGCGGTCAGCTGTGCTCGCTGGCATCAATCCGATGACGTTCGTCAAGGACGGCAAGTTCGATAAGGACGCGCTCATCGGGCATCTCACCAGTCTCGCAACCGCTTTCGGCGGTCAGGCGACCGGTGAACCACAACCCAGACAGTGGGGCCAAGGAGGATCGCAGCCGCCGGCGACGTCCGGGCGCGATGAAGGACTGGCCGAGGCAAGGCGTCGCGGCTACATCAAGGACTAGGAGTTAACGATGTCGACTGACATTTCTGTTCGCTCCAGCAATTACCAGGTCGAGGACCGGTCGTGGCTCGTTGGACAGCACGGCGTCGACATCACTCCTGGTATCACGCTGGACATCTCGAAGTTCACCAAGGCCACGCACTTCGCGAACGGCTACATCCCGTCGGGCACTGCGATCGCGAAGATCACCGCGTCGGGCCTGTACGGGCCGTACGACGATTCGAAGTCGGACGGCACCCAGGTCTGCGCAGGCTTGCTGTTCAGCTCGGTGCGCGCAGTGGACCCGAACACCGGCAACACCCTGACCAAGGTCGGCGGCGCCCGGTTCATCCACGGTGCAGTCAACGTGGCCAAGCTGCCGGCCAACTCCGGGATCGACGCCAATGGCAAGACCGACTTGCCCCTGATCGTGTGGCTGTGAAGGAGAACTGAATCATGGCAATCGTTTTCGACGGTCCGGTCTCGCCGGACGCGCTCACCACGTTCATCCGCAATGTGCCGGTCGAGTCGAATCTGGCTCTGGTCAACATGTTCCCGACCCGCTACTTCCAGAACAACCGGATCGACTGGGCGGAGTTCGTCAAGACCAACCGCACCGCGTCCTACCGGTCGTTCGACGGAACGATCCACGTGTCGTCCCGCGACGCCGGATCGGGCAAGTACGTTGAGCTGCTGCCCTTCTCGGATTCGCTGAACCAGGGCGAATACGAGACCATCGCAGTCGAGATCGCCCGGCTCGGCGGCACCAACAAGGCGGCCCAGGTCAACGCGGCCTACAACGACGCCGAGCGGCTCGTGGGCACGATGAACAACCGCCGCGAACTCGCCTGGGGCGACGTCCTCACCGACGGCAAGCTGACCATCAACGAAGGTGGCTTCAGCGGCGAGGCCGACTACGGCGTGCCGGCCAACCAGATCACCGCCCCGGCAGGTGCTCTGTGGACCGACCACACCGCCTCGGTACCGCTGACCGACCTCGATGCATGGCAGGAGATCCGGATCGCCAACGGCTACGGCCGGGCGGCTAAGATGCTCACCGGTCGCGCTCGCCTCGGTGATCTGCGGCGCAACAAGCAGATCATCGACGCCGTGTACGGCGCGACCGCTGGCAAGACGAGCGTGTCTCTGGCTGAGCTGAACACGCTGCTCGACTCCGAGCAACTGCCGGTGGTACTGCCGAGCTACGACACCTCACTCAACGTCGAGGGCTCGAACACCCGAGTCTTCGCCGCGGACAGGGTTGCTCTGCTACCGGAGAACCTGGGCGACCTCGGGTTCTTTGCGTTCGGCCTCAGCGCGACCGCTCTGGAGCTGGCCAAGTCCAATCAGGCCGAGATGACCTTCGGTGATGCTGCCGGCATCGTCGGTGTTGTCGAGAAGGTCGGCCCGCCGTACCGGGAGTTCACCTTCGTCGACGCGGTCGGTATGCCGATCTTGACGAACGCCGGACTGCTCACCGTTGCGGATGTGGCCTGATGACCGCGCTCACCGCCTACGTGGCGCTGTTCGACGAGAAGGGCGTCCTGCACTCGTTCGGTCCCGGTGACGAGCCGCCTGCCTGGGCGCGCAAGAAGATCACCAACCCGAACGTGTGGGACACCATTCCGGCGGACGACGACGCCAGCGGCGAGCGCGGTGGATCCGAGGACAACTCCAGCGGTGGCGGTGATGAGCCGCCACCGCTGGCCGGTCCCGGGTCTGGCCGCGACCACTGGGCCACATACGCCGCCAAGCACGGCGTTGAGGTCGCCAAGGACGACAAGCGCGATGAGATCGTCACCAAGCTGCGGGATGCGGGCGTCCGGGTCGAATGACCGCACCTGTCCAGGGCAAGTTCGCTAACCAGGAGGATGTGACCAGCCGGTTCGAGGGGACCATTCCATCGGACCGGCTGGCCTGGGTCAACGTCCGCATCGGTGACGCGGAGAGCGAACTGATGGGCAAGATCCCGTCGCTGCGCAAGCCGCTCGCGGAAATCGCCGCCGAGTCGGAGGCTGCTGGCGATCCTGATCGGCTGAACCGGGTGAAGGTGCTTGTCTGCGAGAAGGTTTTGGATCTGTACCGCAATCCCGAGCGGGCCAGCCAGCGCAGCACCACCACTCCCGACATCACGACCAGTCGGTCTTGGTATGCGTCCGACCCGACGCGCGGCCGCGTGCAGTTCACGGACGCTGAGTTGGATTCGGTGCGGCTGCGGAAGCGGCGGAAGAAGTTCGGCACCGTCGGGGTCGCGCCTTGGCAGCCCACGCGGCCCAGGCATTGCTGATGTCCGCGCCGATCGATGGGATGACCGCGGAGGCCCGGGCTGCCGTCGCCGAGCTCCTGGCGCTGCGCGGGCAGCCGATCGCGCTGATCCCTGCGGCGGGCACCGTCACCGAGAAGCCAGGCGGCGGCAAGGATTACGCACCGGCGGTCCCGCGGGATCCGCAGGTGTTCGCCATGTTCAACAAGCAGGCCCTCGACGGTGTCGACTCGTCGACGACCGACCTCGGGACCGTCCGCACACTGCGGCTGGAGATGGTGGGCGCCTACGACGCCGTCGTCGAGGTCGGCGACAGCTGGGAGGACTTCGCCGCCAAGTACAGCGTGCAGACGGTGGACAACACGCGGCCCTACCAGATCACAGCGATTGTCATCGCGTTCCTGAAAGTGACTGGTCACAGCGGTGGCTAAGAAGTTCGGCCGCCTCTCGGAACTCAACTCCGGGCTGGTCAAGCTGCGCGACAACGTCAAGGACGTTGAGCCGGACTACGAGAAGGTCGTCGACGCGTTCATGGCGATCGCGGCCGTCGACGGCGAGGCGCAGATGAAGGAAAAGGCGCCGTGGCGCGACAGTGACGGGAATCGTGACGACCGCGTGCCGGGCCAGGCGCGCGCCGCGTTGTTCACGGCGACCGAGCTGGCAGGCACGCACAAGTCGATCTGGTTCAGCCACGGTGTGGACTACGGCATTTGGCTGGAGATCAGCAACAACGGCAAGGACCAGATCATCATGCCGACCGTCGCAGCCCAGGGGAAGAAGCTGATGAAGAGTCTGCGCGGCACCCTCAACACGTTGCGGAAGGGCTGACCGGTGGCCCGTGCAGCCGTCCTGGACCTGCTGCGCAACGACACCGAGCTGGCCGCACTGGGCAGCCCGGCCGGCTGGCCAGCGCTGGTGATTGTGCCGAACTTCGAAGCCGATCAGCGGCCCAGCGATGGGGCGTTCATCGTGGTGTGTTGGCGTCACACCGATTTCGAGGAGTCCGTACAAGAGAACGCCGAACGGCACCTGGAGCTCTACTTCCACGTGCCGACCGCCCTGTCGACCGACTACGGGCGGATCGACAACATGATCGACCGCGTCGACGCGATCTTCGCGGCCGTCGAGGACTCGCCAGCCGGCGTCGTCGGCGGCGACGGATACCGGCTCAACTACATCGGGTTCGAAGGCCGCGGCCCGGACGTGACCGACCCGAAGTACATGACGATCTGTCGGCAGGCCGCCTATATGGCGTTGAGCTGCAAGGTAACCGCGTGATCAGCGCGACCCAACGAAAGGTATGAGGTAATGGCAACACGATCCAGCCAGACCAGCGGCATCGCGCCGGTCGAGGATGCACAACCCGCGGTGACCGACGAGGACAAGGCGAAAGCCGAGGCCGAGGCGGCAGCCCCGCAGAGTGACAGCGGTGGCAAGTTCGTGTTCTACACCGGTGCCCGCACCGCGGCCGCCAATGCGGAGGAGCTCAAGAACCGGCCGTCGCGACTGGGTGAAGGCACCTACGCCGAGATCACCGTCCAGCAGTGGGCCGAGGTCGGCATCGAGGCGAAGACCTCGCTGGTGTGGAAGCTGCAGAACAACTACCGCGTGCCGGCCAGCGCGTTGAGCGACGCGCAGCTCGACTACCTGCTGACCAACAGCAATCGGTTCGAGCTGGTCGACGGCAACGGCAACAAGGTCGAACGCTAACCACCGTCGTGCCCGTACCTGACGTTCCCGCCGACGAGGTGGAAGACGTCTTCGACGTTCGATGCGCCGGGGGTGCACTGCACTTCAAGGTCATCGACGGCAACAGGATCGAAGTCAAGTGCAACCACTGGCGCTGCACCGGTGGCGATTCTGTTGTGCTGCACAGATATTCGTTTCCCGACTGTGAGCTGTTGGAAACGCTGAAGTTCAAGGACCCCATCACCAGAGGCCGGGGAGCCCCAGCTGCTGAAAGGAAGTACCACAAATGACCGCATCTCCAGGCAACCCGGACACCAAGCCCTACGGCCTGCGCCGGGTATGGATCACTCCGTACCTCGATACCGACGGCACGATCCTGGGCCCGACGTCCTACCGCCTGCCGATCGCGCAGACCCTGGCATTCACCGAGTCGGAAGACTTCGACACCCTCGACGGCGACGACAAGTCCGCGGTCGCCATCCAGGGCAAGGGCGCGACCGTCGACGGTTCGCTGGAGGCCGGCGGCCTGGACATGATGACGTTCTCCATCGTCACCGGTGGCCAGCTCATCGAGTCCGGCATCGAGCCGAACGTGAAGCGGGTCGTGCGGAAGAAGGGCAGCGACCAGCGTCCCTATTTCCGCGTGGAGGGCCAGGTCCTGTCCAACGGTGGCGGCGACAACGTCGCGCGCATCTTCCGCTGCAAGGCCAACGGCAAGATCCAGGCCGACATGAAGTACGGCACCTTCATGGTGCCGTCGATTGACTTCATGGGCACGCCGATGCCCGGTGACGACGACGACTACCTGTACGAGATCGAGTTCAACCAGCAGAAGTCGACTCTCGGCTCGACGCCGGTGCCGAACCCGCTGCCGATCCCGAGCAACGTGACCGTCGGTGCGGTCACGTCCACCACGGTGGCGCTGTCGTGGAACGAGCTGCCCACCGCGGACAGCTACGTGGTGCAGAAGTCCACCGATGGCGGCACCACGTGGACTGCGGTCAGCTCCGCCGCCGGCGGCGCGCCGACCACAGCGTCGACCACCCTGACCGGGCTGACCGTGTCGACGGCACACAAGTTCCGGGTCGCGGGCAAGTTCGGCACCACCGTCGGTTCTTACAGCGCCGCCGTGTCCGCCACCACTCCCGCGAGCTAACCGCCGCAACGTCATTCGACAGAGCCCCTAGGAGGCCACCATGACATCACCCATCGAAGAGCAGCAGAACCGTGCCGTCGCCCGCGGCGTACGGGCCGAGGTGGACGACGTCCCCTTCCGTGATTGGTGCTGCGGCACCAGGATCACGCGGCCGCACGCCGCAGGCTGCGCGTACGAGCCTGGTCCTGAGCTGGGCGCGGCCGGGCATCGCGACCACGTCCACCTCCCACCCACGGAAGCTGTATCTGAGCCGCCGTCGGCGCCGACCCCCGCAGAGGGGCCGGTGTCGGCGGCGGCTTCTTCCGTTCCCGCATACGGATTCAAGAAGGCGGCCGAGGAAGACCTCGACCTGCCCAGCGGCGGCCGTGTGCGGATCCGGCGCCTGCGCAAGATGCAGGTGATCGATCTGAAGCTCATGGACATCTTGGACGGTTTCGGTCCCGAGCTGCTCAAGGACATCCGCGGTGACGACCCGGTCAGGGCCGAGCGTGCACAGGAGGAGGCGGCGCGCGCCTTCGTTGACCCCGAGACCAGCGACAAGGTGTTCGGCCCGGTCAACCGAGTTGTCGCGGCGGCCGTGGTCTGCCCGCGGGTGGTGCTCGACGGCCCCAGCACCGACGAGCAGATCAACGCCAGCGAGATCGAGATCGAAGACAAGATGGCGATTTTCAACGCCGCGCTGCCCAACGAGCTGAAGTCTGCTGCGCTGGGGGAGCAGCTGGCGGCGCTGAAAAGTGTACGCAACGAACCCGACGCTGGCGTATGAGATCTACGAGATGGCGAAGCTGTTCTGCCAGCTGCCCAGTGACATAGCGGTTCTCGACGAGCGCGTCGGGGAGTTCGGAACGTTCTACTTCAACCGGGGCATCGCGGCGTTCGGTCGCGGGGTGCTCGCTCGCCTCGATGAGGTCAGCCAGAGCAAGAACCCGGTGATCGCGCGGACACAACGAATCCGGGAATGGGAGCGACTGATGGGCGGTGACATGAACCAATCGGCAACGGGATTCGCGGATCCCACCGAGGGATCGGCTTCGGCGCACGCCCGGGTCATTGGCGAACGCGACGGCGACGAGGAAATCGTCCTGTGACGCTCTGCACCGTCGACGGTGGGTTGACCGTTGCCTGATTACTCGCTCGGCCGTGCCCACGGCAAGATCGAAATCGACTACGACGGCGGCGGTGCGCGTGCGGCCGCCAAGGACCTCGACAGTGTCACCGCATCGTCGACGGCTGCCGACAAGTCGCTGACGAAAACCCAGAAGACGCTGAAGGACACGGACCGCGAGTTCGATTCGGCCGGCGGCGCAGCGCAGGGCTACAGCACTCGGCTGAATGATGTCCGCCAGGCCAGCGCCGACGTCGACGAGGCACAGCGGCGGCTCAACAGCACCCTGCTGGACGGCAAGGCGACGGCCGAGGACATCGAAGATGCCTACCGCCATCTCGATGACGCACACAAGCGGCACGCCAAGGCGATCGACGCCGAACGTGACGCGCACCGTGCACTGTCCGATCAGATGTCGGCTGGGCAGAAGGTCATGTCCGGCCTGTCGAACATCATCCCGAACCTGTCACGCAACCTCGAGCGGCTCAGCACTGTCCAAGACGATGCCACCGACAAGGCGAGCGGCCTGGCGCAGGCGCTGGGCGTGGCGGCGAAAGCGGTGGCGTGGCTGGGCCCCGAGGGCAAGGCCGCGTCCGCTGGGCTCTTGCTGGCCTCCGAAGGCATCGAAAAGGTCAGCAGCAGCGCCAGGTCGGGTGGCAGTGCCATCGGCGACTTCGTCAAGGACCTCGCCGGCCTAGAACTCGCCGTCGGCAAGATCGGCGGCCTGGCGCTGGGACTCCCGTCGTTGGGCGGCCTGGCCGGGCTGGGTGGCGCAGCCGGTGTGCAGGGCATCATCAACGTGGTCGACGCCGCCAAGCAGCTCTCCGGCGCGCTCGGCCTGCTGCCCGCTGTCGTGGCGGGTGTCGGATTCTCCATGTCCACACTGGAAGTCGCATTCCACGGGGTCGGTGATGCGCTCAAGGACATGATGGCCGACGACCCGAAGAAGTTCCTTGAGGACATCAAGGACATGGGTCCGGTTGCCGCGCAGGCGATGCTGAGCATCGCGGAATTCCGCGACGAGTTCAAACTGGCCGGCGCCGCGGTCCAAGATTCGTTCTTCACCAAGGTCGCCGACGACATCAAGCCGCTGATCCAAACCTGGCTGCCGCTGGTGTCGGGTGGAATGGCCAAGATCGCGGGCATTTTCGGCGACGCTGCCCACGAGCTCGCCGGGCTACTTGAGACACCTGCTGCGGCGCAAGCATTCTCGGCGTTCATCGAGAACATCTCCGCCGGACTACAGGCCATGCAGCCCGCGATCAAGCCGCTGTTCGGCATCTTCGAGCAGCTGACCGTGATCGGGTCGTCGTTCTTCGAGCAGATCGGCGGGGCGATCAGCAACACCTTGACAGTGATGGTGGGCATGCTCGGCCAGGCCACCGCCGACGGCAGCTTCCAGGCGTGGATTCAGTCCGCCATCGACGGGTTCGGCCACCTGGTCGACGCCGTCATCAACGTGAGCCAGGCGTTCGGCACGATCATGACCATCGCTGAAAACTTCGGCGGCGGTGGGCTTCTCGGGTGGCTCGATCAGATGGCCATCGCGCTGAACAACTGGACTCAGTCGGAGGAGGGGCAGAAGGCACTCACCGATTTCTTCAGCGCGGTGCGCGAGGCCACCGATGCGTTCTTGCCGCTGCTCGGCCCGCTGGTCAGCGGGTTGTCATCGCTGGTGACAGCGTTTGTGAAGCTCGGTGTGGCGACGGCGCCGGGCTGGCAGGACTTCTTCAACATGTTCGCCCAGTCGATGCAGGAGCTCGCGCCGCAAATCGTCGCGATCGGGCCGGCGCTCAACCAGTTCCTGTACAACATGGGCGTCGCGCTGGTCAACATCGTCAGGCAGGTCGGCCCCAAGCTGCCCGACCTGTTCAACACGTTGTCGAACGCATTCTCGACGCTGCTGCCGCAGATCGGTCCACTCGTCGACATTTTCCTCGATCTGGCGCAGCGCGTGGGCCCGCAGCTGCCGAAACTCTTCGAGGCGGTCACCGCGGCTATCGAGGCACTCCTGCCCTACGTGCCGGTCGTGGTGGACCTGTTCCGAAACTTGGTTTCCGCGATCACGCTGGGCATCGAAGTGTTCGCCGGGATAGTCAAGGGCATCCGCGGCTTCATCGAGTGGTGCGACAAACTGGTGAGCGCCATCCCCGACGCGTTCGGATCGATCGAGAAGTGGTTCACCGGCCTCATCGACAAGGCGCCGGGTTGGGGCCAGAGCATCATCCGCGGCCTGATTCAGGGACTGAAGGAAGCAACGGGGCTCGGCATGCTGCACGACGCCCTGAAGGGCATCGTCGACGGCATCGCGGGCTGGTTCCAGTCCTCCCCGGCCAAGTGGGGTCCGTTCTCCGGGGACGGGTACACCAAGATCCGCGGTCAGAAGATGGTCTCCGACATGGCCGACGGTATGGCGTCGGCGCAGGGCGCTGTCGCCGCGGCGGCCCGAACCACGGCGGAGACCACCAGCGCGGCACTCGGTGTCGGCGGCGGTGCGCCGGCCGCGGGTGGCGCCGACAGCCTGGGCGGTGCACTGCTGCCGCCCCACATCGCCGGAGCCGACAATTCGGTGCTGTCGGCATACCTGCGCCACCAGTTCTCCGATACCCGCGGGCTCAAGGGCCTCGCGAAGGACCTTGGCGCCATGCTGGAGGCCGCCCAGTCCGGGTTCGACCTGGTGACCCAGAACCTTGCTGCCCCGATGTTCCAGGCGCTCGGCCTGATTCCCGGGATGAACACCAAGCCCTGGGTGAAGATGACGCCGGAGCAGATCGCCGCGCAGCAGCAGAACGAGCTGCAGCGAGACGCGCTGAAGGGGAAGAAGAAGGGACCGACCTGGGCTGACGTGTTCGGGGCGAGCTCGGGCGGTATCGGCAACGCCGCCGGCGGCGTCCGGAAGACCGGGGTGAACACCCCGCTCGGCCTAACAGCGTCGTCGAGCAAAGCTGACATCCAGAAGGCGATCATCGCGGCCGGCCGCGGCCGCGGCATGAACGACGCCGCGATCCAGACCGCCCTGGCCGTCGCCGCCGCCGAGAGTGGTTTCAACCCAACGATTTCCGGTGGGATTCAGGGATCTGCCGGGTTGGTGTCGGGCTTGTATCAGCAGAGCCCGAGCTCGGGTTGGGGCACGTTGGAGCAGGTCAACGACCCCAACTATGCGATCAACGCGTTCTACGACGCGTTCGCCAAGCAGCTGGAGAAGAACCCGACTGACCCGCTGCTCGCCGCGGTCCTTACCCAGAATCCGCAGCTGGGGTCCGGGGCCAAGGGCTCGTCGTACTGGAAGGATGTCAGCGCCCAGCTCGGGCTGGGCAGCCAGATCCTCGCCACCGAAGGCAAGGGCGTGAAAGGCCCGGGATGGGCGCAGGTTACAGGCACGAAGGAGCCGCAGACTACTGGCACCGGTGCGCCGCTGTTCACGGCTGAAGGGCCGGAATTCTACGATCGGGCGTTCGCGCATAACCGACAGTTCGCGAAGCCCTCCGCGACGAACTACCAGACGCAGTTGTCGCCCGATCAGGAACAGGTGTTCCGCGATTGGGTTGCGAAGAACGGCGTTCCGTTCAATCCCAACGAGACGATCACCGACTACGACATGCGCGGCTACTGGCAGGCGATGACCGCGGGCCAGGTAGAGGCATGGACCAAGGGCTCGCACTTCCCGGACCTCTTTAAAACCCCGTACGACACCACGTTCTCCGCCGAATCGCAGTATGCGACAACGGATAATCCGTTCAAGTGGCAAGGCGACAACCTGGTCGACACGCGCAACGGACAGCTGGTGTTCGGGCAGCCGGCACCGGCCGCCCGGGCCCCGGTCATCCCGACGACGGGACTGCCGGATGCCCACGGTGCGCACACCCAGATCGCCCAGATAGCAGCGATCGCCAAGGACAAGTTCGGCCTGCAGCTGACGTCGGGCAAGGACGATCACGCGGTCGACAAGGGTTGGCATCCCCGCGGCCAGGCAGGCGACTTCTCCAATGGCACCGCGAACACGCCGCAGATGCGCGCGTTCGCCCAGTACATGGCAGACAACTTCGGCTCACTCCTCGAGGAGCTGATCTACTCTGACCCTGGGTTCGCGGACAACATCAAGAGCGGCAAGCCCGCGCCCGGCACCAGCGTGTACGACGCGCCAACTCTGGCCGGGCACCGCAACCACGTTCACATCGCACTCAAAGACGAGATGGCCGCGGCGTTCCAGCAGGCCGCCGGTGTTGCACCGGCGCCGGGCAAGCGTGGTGGCGGTATCGGCGGCTCGGTCGGGGCCGGCAACGGTTTGGTGCTGCCGTCGGGCAAGTCGCTCGATGATCTGCTCGACACCTCCGACAAGAATCTGTCGGTCAATGACCAACTGCTGCAGGCGTATCTGCAGGGCAACCCGGAACTGGCCGCCCAGATCAACGCGGCGAAGACCCCGGGCGCATCCGATGATGCTGTCCTGTCCGCGCTCACCGGTATCGACTCGACGATCACCGACCTGAAAACGCAGGACGCCGTCGGCAACAAGAACACCATCGACGCGTTGGAGGCCACGCAAAACCAGATCGCCAAGGACGCGGGATTCCAGCAGGGGCAGAGCGCACTGTCGACGGCGCAGTCGATCGTCAGTGGCGCCTCGAACGCTGTCTCGGCGGTGTTCCAGGTCATCAGCAGCGGCCTGGACGCGATGAGCGCTACACAGGACATCGCCGACCGCCTCGTGTACGGCGTCCGCAACACCGAAGACGTCATGAAGCTCGTCGACGACGTCCAGAAGTACATCACCCTGGCCGCCAATATCGCCACTGCGACCGGCAGCATCCTGTCCACCATCGGCGGGCTGGTCGGGGCGGGCAGCAGCGGCGACCCGTCGGGGGGCGCGGCGGGAGCGTCGATGGCGCTGTCGTCGGCCGGGCAGATCGCGCAACTGATCGGCGCCGCGCTGCAGGGCGTGAACATGGCTATCGACTTCGGGCAGCAGCTGTACCACATCGCCGGTACGTACGTGGGCCGGTTCCTGTCGCAGCTGACCGCCGGTATCGGCGGCACACCGCTGATGGGTGATGTGCGGTTCCTGTTGAACAAGAACACCGGTCAGCTGATCACCTACAGCGAGGACAACCCGGGCAACAAGAACTCGCTCAACGTGCCCACCTGGCTGAACCAGACGTACGACTACCGCGGCGGGCAGAACCCGAACCCGCAAGTCAACACCCAGTGGAATATCTACGCCGGTCCGGGCCAGTCACCAGGGGAGATGTTGAACGAGACGATGTGGATGGTCAATACACAAGGCACCACTGGTGCCATGGCGGCGACGAACTTCTGACATGTCGAAGAATCTGCGCCCCTACCAGTGGCAGATCGGGAATGTGGTGTTCGGCCGAGGCACCCTGTATCCGTTGCTGGGCACCGTCATTCAGTCGTACAACGTCAACAACCAGGACTTCCAGGTCCCCCTGGCCGACGAAGTGCGAATGGGCCAGGACAGTCTGCAGGCGGGCCCGATCACCTTCACCATCGGGGTGATCGACAACGCGCCGCTGCCCCACATCGCGGGCCATCTGCCCGACACGTTGACGGCAAAGTCATCGAAGTTGTTGAGCGCGTTGCAGAAAGAGTGGAAGGCCGACGAGATCAAACAGCAGTGGGGTGCGCTCAAGCCGCTCACCTACTGCGACGGCTACGGCGTCGTCCGCCAAATCTACGGTCGGCCACGGAAGTTCACCTACACCCCGAAACGTCAGGGTAGCCAGTTCCACAAGGTGACTGCCGAGTACGCGCGCGTCGATACGCTCAGCTACACCGAGCAGGAAACCGGCGCGGCACTCGCCGTCAACACGGCCCCGGTGTTCTACACCCGTGACGGCGGTGACGCACCGTCCTGGTTCCGCGTCGTGTTCATCGGGCCCGCGGTGAACCCGTTCGCGATCGTCGGCGAATGCGAAATCCAGCTGCAGTACACCATTCCCGCCGGTGTGCGGGTCGAGGTCAACAGCTACCCGTGGTCACGTCGAATCATCGACAGCAACGGCCTCAACCTGCGCACCACCCTGATCGGCAACACCCGCTACCTCGACCAGCTGCAGATCCCGGCCGACGCGCCCATCCCGATGTCGTGGACAGCGACCGGAACCACCGGTGCGAGCGGCTGCACGGTGCTGTGGCGCGACGCACTCAACACCCTGTGATTGGAGCATGATGTCAGGATTCAGCGACGCCGCAATGACTGTCGGCGCCAACGCGATCCGCGCTGCGATCGGCGCTGCCCAGCTGCACACCGGCAACCCGGGGGAGGGTGGCGCGGCCAGCAAGTCGTCCGCCGCGCCGGTCGTTCCCTCCTGGACCGTCGTTACCGGCCCAGGCAACTTCTCGTTGGCAGCGCCGATGGCGTTCACCGGAGCAACCCCCAACGGGCCGATCAAGTGGCTGTCCTTCTGGTCTGGCACCGGCCCCAGCGCTATCTGGTACGGCAACTGGCCGCTCAGCGGTGACCAGACCGCCGACGCCGAAGGCAACTACACCGTGACCACATTCACCCTCACCGGATCGTCCGCATAGCCTGATGGCGACTGGAACAGCCTCCGCGACATACAGCTTCACGGGGGCGGCCACTGGTGTGCGCACCTCATACGGGCAGGCTGCCGCCAACTACGGGTGGGCCGGCGCCGCGGCCGGGTCGAGCCCGCGATCAGGGTCGGCGTCCGGCCGCTACAACTGGACCGCGATCAACGTCGTCGGTGATGACGGTGTCTACCTCCCGCCCGATAACAGGTGGCGGGTCATCGTCCAGGAGACCCGCAGTCGCGAGATCGTCGCCCGCGATGTGATCGTGACAAACCTTGTCGTGCAGCGTGCTCTGTCGGCTGGGTGCGACATTGCGTGCGACGTCGACCTCCACGACCCGTCGGTGGCCGGGATCTACTTCAAGCCGTGGCAGCAGTACATCCACCTCGAGAAGGTGATGATGGGCAAGCGGCGCATCTGGGCCACCGGCATCGTGCAACCGTCCGATGTGGACCCGTCGAGCGGTGTGCTGCACCTGAAGGCCAAGGGATTCGCGTCCTACCCGAAAGGCATTCCGTGGCTGGAGGATCTGAACTGGGCGGCCAACGACGCGTTCGAGCCCGTGGTGGAGATCTGGCGGCACCTGCAGGAAGACTTCGCCAACGGCGACCTGGGCGTCGAGGTGTATCCGAAGGAGAGCGGCGTCGAGATGCTGCCCGGGTACGCGTTCGACGGCGACCTGCTCAACCTCAACTTCTTCGCCACCTTCGTTCGGGCCGTCGACAAACTGGACTGCGGCGACTATATCGACGCCCTTGCGCGCGATATCCCGTTCGACTACATCGAGCGGTCCGAATGGAACGCTGACCGCACCGACGTCGTCAAGAAAATCCAACTGGGTTATCCCCGTTTGGGTTTGATACAGGAGACACTCGCGTTCGTTCTCAACGAGAACGTGCTGTCGGCCAAACCGCACACCGAAACCGAGAGCGACTGGGTCAGCGACGTCGGCGTCACAGGGTGGTTCCCCGGCTTCGAGTACTCCTCGACGCTGGCCAACGCGGACCCGAACCGGTTGCGCCGCTACCTCGACGAGTCCACCGCCAACATCGACTCCAACGAGCGGGCCGCGGCGTGGGCGCACCGTCGGCTCGCGCGCCGCCAAACCCCGCCGTACTGGGAACAGATCACGATTGACCCGAACCATCCGAACGCACCCATGGGCACGTTCGACGTGGGCGACACCATCATCGTGTCCGGGTTCATGCCGTGGGTCGGGCATATCCGCCAGTACCACAAGATCATTGCGATTCAGGTCGACGTCGCAAAGAACACCTGCCAGCTGCAGCTGATGGCTGAGGGTGCCTTCAACTACGACCCGATCTACTACCCCGATGGCGTCTCGAACATCATCGAGAACCGCGGCTTCGACAACAACCTGAACGGCTGGACACCGACCGGGCCGGGCTGGTCCTGGGACGGCAGCCAAGGCCACGACGCGCTGGGGTCGGTCACGATCACCGCCGACGGCACCGACCACGATCTGCTCACGCAGCCGTTCGGGTTGTCGGACTTCCAGATCTTCCCCATGCAGGTCGCGGTGAAGTGCACGGGCGCAGTGTCATCCGGCAACAGCGTCAGCATCGTCGCCCAGTTCTACGACGACGACCTTCAGCCCACACAGGCCGTGCAAGTCGGCGCCATCAACCCCAGCGGAATCGTGCCCTGGAGAATCTTGGGAGGCGGCAGCGTGCTCACACCCGTCGGGTCCACACACGTGGCATTGCGGTTGCATGTCGGCGCGGCGATGACAGCCGGGCGCGTGTGGTTCGACGACGCGGAGATGACGCTGTGACCGCAGGTTTCGGCGGCTCCCCGTACACGAACCCGCAGACGCGGGCACTCAACTCGATCGCCAACGGCCCCGATGCTGATACCACCAGCCAAGAGAAGATGGTCGAGCTGCTGCAGAAGCACAGCGCCCAGCTGAAGTACCTGGCGGCCAACCAGAAGCAGATGCAGCAGGGCATCAACGACGCCACCGCAAACCCTGTGCAACAGCTCCAGCAGTTCGTCGCCGACATCATCGTCCTGTTGGGTGGCGGTGAACTCGCCAAGGGCGCACTGGATTTCGGCGACCTGCAGTACATCCTGCCCGCTCTTGGCGCGCTGTTCGGCTTCAACTCCGACAAGCCGTTCCCGATCAGCCTGTTCGAGGCGGCCGAGAAGTTCTTCCTCGGCTACGTCGTGCCGCAGCAACAGTTCGTCGACGTCATCAACAACATCATCACCGCGTGGGCCGGGGTTTTCGGCATCGACCCGCAATTCGTCTCTGACGTGCGGAAACTGCTCGAGGCGTTCGGAAACCTCTTCGACGGGCTCAACAACCTGCTGCCCTCGCTCGACCAGCTGTTCACCGCACTGGGTATCAGCGGAGCTGATCTGGGCCCGCTCGGGCAGGCATTGGCGCCGATCATCAAGCTGTTCTCCGGGATCGACCTCACGAAGTTCGGCAGCTTCATCGAGTTCATCACCGACGCGATCGACCCGTTCATCGTCCAGCTGACCGCGATCATCAACTTCGTCAACGGGGTGCTCGCGGTACTCGGCTACGACGGCGGCGACGTGGTCAACTCACCACTCCCGCAGCTGCTGCAGCCGTTCCAAAACCTGCTGGCCTTCCTGGCCAACATCAACTTCTTCGGCGACGACTTCGACCCGATCGCCGCGGTGCGGCAGTTCGTCAACACGATGCTGCTGCCGCTGAACCTGCTGCTGGGGCCGAACTCTGCACTCAATGCGCTCAACATCTTCAACCAGGTTCCCGCCGAGCTACTCGGCCACGTCTCATATTCGAGTATCGGCAACACGCACCCGAACCTGTTGACCGCGGGTAGTTTCCCGAACGCCGCATCGATCGCCGACAACCCGATCTGGACTTTTGACCCAACGGTATCGCGCACCGGGGACGGCACTGGAAGTGCGAAAACCACCGCAGACGGAACGCTGAAGGTGTTGCGGTCCAACCTGATCGGCGTCTCACAAGGTGACACGATCGACCTGTCCGCCTGGGTGAAGTGGTTGGGCCTCGTCTTCACCGGTGTCCCATTCCAACTCGGCGTCCGCCAATTCCTCGGCAACACAATGGTGTCCGACGTCGTTATTGCCTCGTTCACCCCCAGCGGGGCATCGGGCGGATTCACCAAGCTCTCAGGCACGTACACCGCACCCGCGGGTGTCGACCGCGTCTACACCCGGCTCGTTGTCACCGCGACCGCGACCGCAGGCAGCATCTGGTACGACGACGGCAGCAACAACAAGACGGGACTCTTGCAGATCCCGTGGATGCAGAACCTGCCCGAAGCATTCGACGGAGTCACCTCTCTGTTCAACCTGGGTAGCTTCGCCAACCTGATCGACGGCGGCCTGGACCCCAACTACGTGTGGACGCAGATCATCAACTCGATCCTGCTACCCCTGAATCTGCTGACCAGGCAAGGCGACTTCACCAACCTGATGGCCAACCTCGGTGGCGGCACCGCCAGCCTGGCCGCGATCACCACCCGACTGCAGAACATCGCCGCCGGAGGGACTATCGCTGGCGGCGCCATCAGCGGAACGATCACCGCACCCGTCCAAGACGTCATCGACGGCTTCAAGAACCTGTCCAACACCTGGTTCGGCGGATCATCGGCGACCGGCACCCCGGCCGAGGTCGCCACCACAGTCGCATCGATCAAATCGGCTGTCCTGTCGGGGTGGAACGTTCAGATCTTCACCAGCTCCAATTCGTCGTGGCTCGTCCCATCAGGCACGACGCAGATGAAGGGTTGCGTGATCAACGGCGGAGGGAAAGGGCAGAACGGTTCAGCGACCAACGCTGCCACCGCGGCGGGCGGCCTCGGCGGCTCCGACGGCGGTTACCTCTCAGCCGACCTGGACCTGACTGGCATCACCCCGGGAACATCGACGCTCAACGTCACGGTTGGCGTTGCAGCAACCACTGCGGGCGCCGACGGCGGCCAGTCATCGATCAAATTCGGCGCCACAACACTTCTCGCGGGCGCACCCAATGCCAACGGTATCGCCACCGACCAAGGCTTGGTCGGCACCACGTCGCAGCCGGGCAGCGGAGGCAACGGCGGCACCGGCCGTGACGCAACCACGAGTGACAGCGGCACGAAAGGCGAGGACTCGGGTGTCGCGACCGGTGGAGCTGGCGGCGTCGGCGCGGCTGCTGGTTCGGGCACCGGCGCGGCAGGAAGCGCCGGCGGCGCAGGCACCTCGTCGAGCATCCCGCTGTGTGGTGGTGGCGGCGGTGGCGGCGGCGCGGGCAAGGGCACCGGCAGTGCCATCCAGTCCGTCACAGGTGGAACCGGCGGCAACGGCGGCTTCCCCGGCGGTGGATCCGGCGGTGGCGGCGGCGCAGCTAACAGTGGCGGTGGATCCCGCACCGGCGGGTCGTCGGGCACCCCGGGCAATGGTCTCGTCGCGATTCTCTACAAGTAAGGGGGGTTGGTTCACATGGCGCCTACCGCAACAGCTTTGGACACCGACATGTCCCCGTGGGGTGACGGAGTCGTGCACTACCGCACCAGTGACGGCCGAGATCTCGCCGTCAGCGTGGACGCCGGGGTCAACGCCCTGACCACCGCGTTGATCAACGAGACCCTGGAAGCGCAGGGCATCCCGGCGCTAGATAGCGGTGTGCACAAGGTTGTTGTCGAGCCGACCGTGATCATCGAATGCGGCCCGAATGGTGAAGCGATCACGCTGGACCGGTGGCGTGAGTATCCGCCCGGCACCAGCCATGAAGACGCGTTGCGCTGGGCAGGATTCGGGATCGCCTGATGCCCGTCGGTTGGCTCCCGGGTGACATCGACACCCTGACCGCCTCCGAGGTCCCTGGCTGGTGGGCCGAGATCACGGTCACCGCGCAACCAGCCGCTGCCGCGCTGACGCTCACCGGCGGCCAACCGGTGGTGACGGTGGCCAACCACAAGCTGGTCACACCGAGCCCGGCCAGCCTGACCCTCACCGGCAGCACCCCGACGGTAGGCGTCAGCCAGAACAAGGTGATCACCCCGACCGGGGTGGTGTTGTCGCTGATCGGTTCACACCCTGCGTTGGGTGTGACGTTGCGCCCGGCCGCGGCCGGGCTCATGGTTACTGGCGGGCAGCCGGCGGTAACCCTCAGCGACCACAAGGTGATTCAGCCGTCCGGCGCTGTCGTGGCCCTCACCGGCGGCAGCCCGGCCGTCGCGTCCACTGCGCACCGGTTGATCGCCCCGACTTCGGCGCCCCTCGCGCTGTCTGGCGGCGCACCGGTCGTTACAGCCTCGGACCACAAGGTTGTGAGCCCGACGCCTGGAGTGCTGTCGCTCACCGGTGGGCAGCCGGTCATCGCGGTCGGGATCACCGTCGCACCTGGCGGGGCATCGCTTGGAATCGGCGGGGGCGCACCGGCGGTGCGAACACCCGTTGTTGTCACACCGACCGGTGCCGCCTTGACGATCGTCGGTTCGCATCCCGCACTTGGCGTGACACTGCGGCCTGGCGCCGCGGCACTCACCGTCACCGGTGGCCAGCCCGGTATCGCGGTCAGCGACCACAAGGTGGCCGCGCCCACAACAGTTCCGCTGGTCGTGACGGGCGGACAGCCTGCAGTGACCGCCACCGACATCAAGGTCGCGACTCCGGCCAGCGCGGCGCTGACGCTCACCGGCGGCCAACCCATCGTCACCGCGACCGACAACAAGGCCATCACCCCGACCGGGCCAACACTCTCCATCACCGGCGGCCAGCCCACGGTCACCAACTTCACTCCGTTCAACGAAGAGAACACCAACCGCACGAACCAGTCCGTCCCAGCCAATAGTTCGGGATGCTGGGTGACGCTGATCGGCGCAGGTGGGTCGGGTGGCAATGGCGGCCTGGCCAACGCCGGCAACGCAGCAGGTGGTGGCGGCGGTGGCGGCGGCGCGAAGGTCGAACGGGTCTTCGTCCCGGCGGCCAGTCTCGGGTCCACCTATTCGACAACCCGCGGTCTCGGTGTCGCCGGGGCCAACGGCCAAAACTCCGTCTTCTCATCCGGTTCGACCACCATCACTGCCGGCGGCGGCGCCGTGGGCCAGAGCCTGTCCGGTACTGGCACCGCTACCGGTGGCGCAGGCGGTACCGCGTCCGCGTCGGGCGTCACCATCGTCGGCCGCAATGGCACCGCGGGTGGCAACAGCAGCACCGCGGGAACGACCAACAGCAACGGTGCGGGCGCTGGCGGCGGTGGCGGCGCTACCGAGCTTTCCAGCCCTGGCAAGGGCGGCGACTCGGCGACGGTGACCGGCTCGTCGGGCGGCAACCCCGGCGGTACACCGTCAAACGCTGCGGCTGGCAACGGCGGTGCCGGTGGTGGCGGTGGCAACGCGAACACCTTCGCAGGCAACGGCGCCAACGGCGGTGGCGGCGGTCTCTACGGCGGTGGTGGCGGTGGTGGCGGCGGCGCCAACTCGCTCGGTTCTGGCGGCACCGGAGGAACCGGTGCAAGCGGATACACCCTCATCGAGTGGGTCTGAATTTCCCAGTCCCATAACCTAATTGAAAGGAACATAACTCATGGCTGCAGGAACATGGACCCTCACCAACACGGCCCGCACCAACCTTCTCAACGGTACTTTCGACCTGGACAGCGACAGCTTCAAAGTCGCGCTGGTCACCTCCAGCTCCAACATCGGCGCTGGCTCGACCACCTGGGCAGGCGTCACCAACGAGGTGACGAACGCCAACGGCTACACCACCGGCGGCATCGCTGTCAGCCTGGTGCTGTCTGGAACCACCAGCGTCACGGTCGTTTTCGCGAGCAACCCGGTGTGGACCGCCAGCGGCTCCGGCATCACCGCACGCTGGGCCGTCCTCTACGAGGTCAGTGGCAACGTCCTGGCCTACGTGCTGCTCGACTCGACCCCGGCCGACGTCACCGCCACCGCCGGCAACACACTGACCATCGACAGTGATGGCAGCCCCTCACCCGTCCTGACGCTGGCGTGATCCGAGCCATCACCATCGGCACCGCCGCTGGACTCACCCTCGCAGCCGCCATTGCCTACGCATTCGTCTGCGGCTGGCCCATCCCGATCCTCGACCAAGACTTCGGCTCCGACTTCTCCTGAACTATCCACACTCGCTTGACAAGTGGCCGCGCAATCGCGCGGCCTTCGTCATCTCTACCGGAAGGAACGCCGTGCTCACACGCCTGATCTGGAAGCCGCTCGGCCGCGCCATCGTTGCTGCGGCCGTCGAGTGGGCCAAGGACCCGAAGAATCGCGCTGAAGCTGAGGGCGCTTTCTACTGGGCCCTCGGCAAGCTCACCGACGCCATCCCCGGGGAGTGGGACAACAAGCTGCTCAACGGGGTCGCCGACGTAACTGGCCTCATCGCTGCGCTCCCAGCCCAGTTCATCAACGACTTCCGGCGCATCCTCGGCGGTCAGAAGTGACCTTCACCGTGACCCGCCAGCGGGCGCAGGAGGTCCACGATCGCGCCCGGGCCCGAGCTGGCCTGCCGTACGCCTACGGCGGCGCTTTCACCCTCGACCCGCGGGACTCGACTGACTGCTCCGGGCTGGTGCTGCAGACCGCCGCGTGGTACGGCGGTCGGTCGGACTGGCCCGGAAACCGTTACGGCTCAACGGAATCGTTCCGGCTGGATCACAAGATCGTCTACGACCTCGGATTCAAACGGATGCCGCCGGGTGGTCCGGCCGCGTTGCCGTTCAAGCCGGTGATGCTCGTCGGCCTCATGCACGGTGGCGGTGGGGAGTACTCGCACACCGCGTGCACGCTGATGACGATGGACATTCCCGGCGGGCCGGTGAAGATGTCCGACCGTGGCGTCGACTGGGAATCACACGGCAACGTCAACGGCGTCGGCGTCTCCCTCTACGACGGCGCCCGCGCCTGGAATGAACTACTGTTCCACGACTTCTGGTACCTCGACGCGAAACTGGAAGACGCGCCCACCGGGCCGGGCAGTCCCGCTGCGGTCGACGTGCTCGCCCGCGCCACCGGGCTCACCCCCGATCGGGCCGCACAGATCCTGACCACGATGTCCGACGGGCTGCGACAGGCCGAATGCACGACGCCGCCCCGCAGTGCGGCCTTCATCGCCAACACCGGGCATGAGTCAGCCAATTTCAACGCCACGGAGGAGTACGCATCGGGTGATGCCTACGAAGGCCGCAGGGACCTGGGCAATACCCAACCGGGTGATGGTCGCCGGTTCAAGGGCCGCACGTGGATACAGATCACCGGGCGCGCCAACTACACAGACTTCTCCCGGTGGGCGTTCGACCGTGGATTGGTTTCGTCGCCAACGTATTTCGTCGACCGCCCGACCGAGCTCGCGGATCTCCGCTGGGCCGGTGTCGGCGCCGCCTGGTACTGGACGGTGCAGCGGCCGATGAACGCACTCGTCGACGCCGGCGAGAACGCGCGGTGGGGTGACTACCGCGGCTTCGCGGCGGTCACGGCCGCCATCAACGGCGGCACGAATGGCATCGACCAGCGCCGGACCCGCTACAACCGCGCCCTGGCCCTGGGCGACCAACTGCTGACCCTCACCGCCCCAACCGAACCCGTCGACGAATTGGAGGAATTGCTCATGCTCGAAGTCCATTCATGGTCCATCTACGCCAAACCCGGTGAAGAGAAAATCCCGGTCTACAAGCTGATTCAGGCGCTGGATGCACATGGCGCCCACGAGCCGTACTGGGAGGACCAGGCCCGCATCGGCAATCTGGACGCCATCCACGACCTGGCAAGGGTTGCGGCCAATGGCGTATGGAATTTCGACCTGAATCGCTACGTCGACAACCCCATTGCGAAGCGGCAGGCACTCAACGTTCTCCTCGAAATTCAAGCGGCGCACCCCGAATGGATCACCGCAGCTACCCCAGGAAAGGCATGACCATGACCGATCAGACCAAGATCTACACTCTCGGACCCGCGGACCCCAACGCCGGTGTTCGCGCCAAGCTGTACGCAGGGCTGGCACTGATCACCCCGCTGCTCTCGGCGCTGGCAACGTTCGGCATTGTCAGCACCGACCAGGCCAACGCCGCAACCGGATTCGTCACTGCCGCCGTGGGCCTGCTCAGCGCATTCGGATTCGGACTGGCTGCGAAGAACACCAACCGCCAGGTGAAAGACGGCACATTCGATCCCGTACCGCCAGCGGAGCCGCACCCCGTGACCAGTGCGTTCGACGGGCTCACACAACTGCAGGCCGGAGTGAACGCCGCCGTGGACCAGGCGCAAGCCAAGGTCGCGGAAGGCGTCGCCGCGATCCAAGGCGCCGCAGCGCTACTGCCCGGCGGGACGCAGGTGACAGATGCTGTGATGAACGGTCCGGTCGGGGATCTCCTTCGTGCCGTGACGGGCGGCAAGGGCTGATGACGCTGATCACCGCGCCGCCTGGTGTGTCGGCGGCGAACTCTCCGAAGAACGCCCCGATTCAGCGCGACTGCCCACGAGCCGCGTGCCGGGCTGGTGGAGTGCAATGCACCGAGCGCCGCGCAGGCCAGCCGTGCAGGCCAGGAGTCGGGGCGTGAGCGTCCTCGCCGGGTTCCTGGCCGGCATCGTGGTCGGGCCCGTCATCCACTGGTCGTGGATCCAGTACTGGCGGACACCACGGTGGCGCCGATGATCATGATGATCATCCGTCCGGACGCGGCCACGGTGCCCGAGCTTCCCGAGTTGGCGCACAATCCGTGGGAGCTGGCCACCTGGGGCATCATCGGCCTCGTCGCGGTCATCGCCTTCTGGATCTGGACCGAGCACCGATCGACCCGCTCGCAGATCGACAAGGTGGGTGCCGACGTCAAAGCCGTGAAGCGTCAGGTGAACAACGACCATCCCGAGGAAGAGAACCTGCGTGACCAGTTGGACCGCATGGAAGCCGCGCAGAAGGCTGAGCGGGCGAGCAGGGAGGCTGCGCAGAAGCGGACCGATGAGAAGCTCGATGAACTGAACCGACGACAGGCCGAGATGCGGGAACGTCAGATCGACCACGGCCAGGACATCAGCGGTATCCGAGACGATGTTGGGAGCCTGCGGGGCGAGGACCGCCAGATCAAACAGGAGCATACCGATCTGGTGCGTCGGCTGAATGCGTTCATCCGCCGCGAGCACCCGGGCGCGGACCCGCTGTGACCGATCCCCAGCTGGAGGTGCACCGCGCGATCTACCTCGCAGTGGTAGTCGGCATGTGCGCCGTGCTGATGACCGCCGTGCTCATGATGTAGCGCTGGCTTGTCGTAGCCGAGCGATACTCTCACCCACGCCACTCCAAGGGCATCGAGCCGCCCCCGACTTCGGTCGGGGGCGGCTCTTTTCGTCGTTGCATCAAGCCCCGAGCCGCGACACGTAGTGCTGCTCGGCGATGCCCAGTTTGTGGAAGGCGTGTCCGCGCGGTGGCAGCACCGTAACCAGCTCGGCGACGAAGTCTGAGCTGATGTCACCGTGACTGTCGATCACCGCATACAGATCGCAGATCATGCAGTTCATATGACCCATCCTCCTACGTTGCTACAGCAGCTAGGCGCTCATCGAGGAGCCGGTCCATCGCCGCACTCGATGCCACGGGCCCGCCCATCCTCAACACACGCCCGCCGATACACCGCCAACAGGCGCAGCTCCGCGTCGGTCACCTCGATAGTCCGCATGCACGATAAGACGCAGCAGGGGAATGAACGGTTCCCCTGCTATGAGCAGCCGACGTTGTGGATGTTGATGCCGGTGCACTGCGACGCCGGCAGCTGGCTGCCGTAGGGCGGGTTGTCGCCTGTCCCATAGGGCAGCCACGGCTGGTACTCGGTGCACGGGTAGTAGGTGTTGTAGTTGGCGCCGAGGTATTGGCACATGCCGGGGCCCGGGCCGGGGTCGGCTTGTGCCGGCGCGGCGCCGAGTGTGCCGATCGCAGCGGCGCCGAAGACCGCCGCCAGTAGCCGCTTCATCGCTGCTGTCCGGTCTGGATCCGGGACGTCGGCCAGATGTTCATGACGTGCCGCGGCGGCATCGTCGGCGGGTTCGTCGGCACGTGCATGGGCTGGACCGGTGGTGCGGGCCGCGCCATCATCGCGGCGTGCTCCCAGTCGGCGCGGGCGACCAGGCCGGCGCGGCGCTGCCGCTCCCGGAGGAACAACCGCACCCCCATCCATGCCCCGGCGAATGCTGTCATCGTGATCGCGGCTACCGGGTAGACGCTGAACATCATCGACATCAGCGTGATCGTGAACAGGCCAGCGATGGTCGAGAGGACCGGGTGTCGGTCCGCCCAGCTTCCGTACTCGCAGCGGTCTTCGTGTCCGCACCGTGGGCAAATATGCTGCGCAGGCATGGCCGGATCGTACTGCCACCTGGGCGGTTGGTGTGACAGAGCTGTCAAACGGCTGCGGTCTGGTGCTTGATGACGTGGTCATCAAGCACCAATTGCCACCTGGCGTTTTGCCTTGGTGTCTGTCGGTGGGGAGCGGCGAAATAGCAGGTGAGAGGGTGTACTCGCATGTCGTTTTGGGGTTCGAATCCCCTTAGCTCCAC